ATGCAAGAGCCCAATAAAAGTGCCCTGGTCCTGCTGCAGCAGGAAGCCACTGAACTGCTCGCGCTATTCGATCAACTGCGTGGCGATGCCACGCCGGCGCATGACGCGGACAACATCGTCGCAACCACACCCGCCGAACGCACCGAACAGACCGTCCACGTCACTAATTGACTCAGCAGGTAAGCCTGCAGTCGTCTGCGATGCACGGGCTGCCGGGCAGCAACCGGCGCGGCATCCTGTCAGAGCCATCTCGCTGTCGATCGTGCGTCTCCAGGAATGGGGATCGCCCATGAAAAAGGCCGGGAGCCCTCTGCATCGAGGAGTCCCGGCCTTAGTCGGTCGTCTTAGGACCGTTGTTTGGTGGAGGTGGGCTCTACCGCAGATCCGACCTAACGTGTTGAAATTAAAGGTGTTTGCCTATCCGATTACGGCCAGATGCCCCCGCAGATACCCCCAGCTCAAGCCGCCTTGTCCCGCTGGGCGATTTGCTGGTTGATCCAGTCGGCGACCTCGGACTCCACCCATACCGACGATGTGCCCAGGTGGAGAGGCTGCGGGAAGGTCTTATCCCGGATGCGGCTATATAGGGTGGACTTGGACATGCCGACGCGCTCAAGCACGTCGCGCAGCCGGAGCAGCCGCTGGGTGGCGATCGGGGGTGTGCTCATTATTTTACGTTCTCCTGTTTCGCCAGCGCGGCGCGAAGCTGCTCGGCCTGGCCCTGGCATGTGTTGATGGCTTCTGCGCAGATGGCGCGCAGAGCCTGGTTCTCGGCGGTGACCCGCTCGATGTGGTCGGCGGCCATGGCCAACTGCTGCCGGAGCAGATCCTTGGCCGGTTGCTTCATGCGGCGCGGTTCGCGGGGGAATAGTTGTGGCTTCATTGGAGCAGCGCCGGCGGTTCGTTCTTGCTCCGTGCGCTATGACCTTTGACGAGCAAGAAGCCGGCACCCACACAGGCCGCCCACTCTTGGGAAGTGAGGCTGCGGTCTGGCCGCGTGGCAGAATAATTAGGGGTCCATGGGGGGACAGACGAATGGCAATCGCGCCTGCTGTAATGCAATGCACCGTTCAGGCGGCAAGTGGGGATATCAACTGGGATGCAGTAAGTGCAGTAGGTACTGTTGCTGCAGTGGCCGCAGCGTTGTGGGTAGCCGGTGCAGAGGGAAGAAGGATCAAGCGTGAAGGGCGAGCGCGTGCTCTGTGGGTCAAGGAGGAGTTCCGGAAGCCCATCGCTCTCTGGCGAGCGAACGCGAAGGGTGCTATGGGGCTCGTGAGCCTTGATCAAGACGCTAACCTCCTCCGCCTTTTGGCAAAGCCAACCGATCGCTGCTACCCCTTTCGCATTCCGACGCAGGTCACCGATCTTCGCGGATCGCTGCAGGATCTCGGTGATGCCTGCCAATATGTGGCTAAGGCCGTAGGGCTGGCACGCCGGCTTGAGGGATGCGAACTGATAGCTGTGCTGCGCGAACAATATTCCGATCATCGGCAAGCGCTGGACATCAGAGCCGAGTTCACATATGACCTTTCGCTGTTGATTGAGGCTCTTGAGAGGGCCGAAGGCGCCTTGCAAATTGACGGTTACAACGCACCGGACCGGCGGCATCCTAGGCGCCGCGTTATGGACTTGATTAAGTAAACCATTGGGAGGGCTAGTTCTATGAGTCTTTGTACGATTCATACAGCTACCTGCAGCGGCAGCGGCTTCGTGTCAAGGTTTGCCCGCGCCAGCGCGACCAGCGGAGGCGGGCTGACGCTGTTGCCGCACATGCGCACGGCGGCGCTGGTGCTGATCGCCCGGCCGTCGGCGGTGTGCGTGATCCGGTAGCCGGCGGGGAAGCCCTGCGCCCGGAACAGCTCGTGCGGCTTGAGCATGCGCAGCCCGATGTCGACGATCACGTACGGCGTGCCCTGGATCGTTACCGTGACCAGTGCCATGCGATCGCGTGTCGTTGCGGTATCCAGCGGCTCGCGCAGATCCACGCCAATGCCGGTGCCGTAGTACTTCACCAGGAACGCGGCGACCTGCAGCGCACCGGCCTGCTGCTCGGCGCTCAGCGTGCACTCGATCATCCCGTGGTGCACGGTGCTGGCGCACACCGTGCCCAGCGGCTCGTCTGCTGCCTGCCCGTGGGTGTTGTTGCGCAGCGTCACCACGTGCGCGGTAGCGAGCTGCTGCTGGCTACCGGTCGCGGTAATGGTGCTCATCGGGTCGCGTGCATCACGGCCGCCGCCTTCGTAGAAGCCGCCGTTCGCCTGTTCCAGGAAAGCCGTCATCACGCCTTGGCCGCCGCCGCTCGCGACGATGGTGCCGATTGGGCCCTGGATATCGTTGATGCCGTGACTGAAGCGCTTGCCAGGCGTCTTTCCCTCGCCATGGCCCATCTGCACCAGGCAGGGAGCCACCAGCGCGGTGTCCGCCTTCGTGGTCATCGTGTAAAGCGGTTCGGCACCTGAGCGCGGCTCGGACTGGCCGGCGCGGCCGCCGACACCGGCGAGGATCGGCGCTACTGCCGAGAAATGGCCGCCCTTCACCCCGGCGCAGATCGTGCGCAGCGGTTCGTCGGCGCGCATGGTGCGCTGGTTGCTGGCGTTCGAGTGCTCGGTGATGAACGGCGCCAGCTCCGGCGCGACCAGCATCAGCTCGCCGCGGTTGGCCGCCGTGATCGTCGGCAGCGGCGCCTGCACGTCGTTGACCCGGTCCGAGCCCTGGTGCGTGGCCGGCACGATGAAAGGGTCGGCCGACTGCAGCACGTGGCGCATCACCCCCTTGGCGATGCGGCGCAGCGTGGCGTCAGCGAGCGGCCGCTTGCGGGTAAAGATGGACGGGCAGGGCAGGGAGAAGTCCAGGCAATCGGCGGCGCGCACGCGCGGCTGCTGGCCGGGCGCGGTGCCATGTGTCGGCACCGGCCACACGATCGGCTCGCCTTCGCGCCGCGCGATCAGGAACAGTCGCTCGCGGCTGGTGCCGGCGCCGTAGTCGCTGGCGGTCAGCTTGCGCCATTCGACACGATAGCCCTTCGACTCCAGCGCGCCCACGAACTGTCGCCAGGTGCGGCCGGTGTGGCGCTTGTCGGGAATTAAGGCCTGGCGCTCAACCGGGACCTGCTCGCCCTTGTCCGCGATTCGATTGATCAAGACCGGCTTACCGCGGCGGAACAGCGGCTTGCCGGTTACCTCGTGCACCGCTTGGACCATGTCGAGAGTGATGACGCGGCCAGTGATCTTGCAGCGCTTGGCCACCAGCGGACCCCAGGTCAGGATCTGCCAGACGTTTTCCAGGCTGATAATGCGCGGCGCGTTGCCGGCGCAGCCGAGCTGGCCGACCCACTTCAGCACTACCCACGAGAGGGCGCGCGTCTTGCGGCTGCGGGGCTGGCCCCCCTTTGCCTGGGAGAAGTGCGTGCAGTCCGGGCTTGCATGAAACCAGCCGACGGGACGCCCGGCGACGTCCTTGCGCGGGTCGGCGTGCCAGATATCCTCGCGATGGTGGATCGTCAGGGGATGGTTGGCCGCATGCATGCCGATTGCCCACTCGTCGTGGTTGTAAGCCAGCGCCGGGTCGATGCCCAGCGCCTGCTTCAGCGCCTCGCTGGCGCCGCCGCCGCCGGCGAACAGGTCGACCACGATCTCGCCCGGGCGCAGGCACGAGACCTGCGGAGGGGGAAAGTTGAAGGAGTGCGAGCCGTCAGCCACCGCGAGCCTCCCGCTGCGCTTCGTCGCGCAGTTCCTGCAGGGCCGGCACGTGCGTCAGCCGCACCAGCTCGTCGGTCTTGCCGGCCTCGCGGGCACGGGCCAGCGCCCATTCCAGAGCAGCGAGGCGGTCATTCGGATGCATGGTCATGCGGTTTGCTCCAGGAGGTCCGCGACCGCCTTGCCGCGCCGCCGTGTGGCTGCGTGGTGGTGGCGGTCGTAGTGCAGATGGCAGCGCTGGCACCACGCGCGCAGGTTTTCGTCGTCGCAGTGCTCGGGGACGTGGTCAAGGTGGCCGATGGTGAGCACGACTCGGCTGCCCGTTTCCGGATGCGGCTGGTGGTTGGCCGCCCTGCAGTTCGGGTGATCGGGAGATCCTTCGCAGCAGTTGCCAGCGCGCTTGAGGATGCGAGGCCGGATTTCCGTCTTCCAATTCGCTGGGTAGCGGGCGCGGTTTTCGGGCAGGATCGGCATTACGCAGTCACTCCCATTGCGGCCAGGTCGATCTCGTCCACGCGGTCGCGCAGTTGCCGGCGTGCGCGGCGCAGCTGCTTCGCGACATAGGCCGCGTCGTCTGTCCCGGTGAAGGTGAGCGCATGCATGTGCAACGCGCTGCTGTGATCGCGCCGGAACATGCGCCAGGTGATGAAGGCGCCGTCGCTTGTCGGGAAGCGTCCCCAGGAAAAGGCGCCGTTACGCTTCGGCGCGCGGCGGGCGAGGTGGCGGGTCATGCGTTTGCTCCTTCGCAGATTTCGATAACCCGGCGGAGGTCAGCGTCCGACATCCATCCGATGTGGCATTCGCGTGCGTCCAGACCGGTGCGTTCGCGCAGCCAGGCGTAGGCGTCTTTTCGCTTCATACCGCCCGACTTCCAGCGAGGGTCAAAGGCCTCGTGCGCGCGCATCTTGAGTTGCCGCGTTTCCGCGTTGGCGAGGCGACCCATGCGCTTCTCAGTCCCTGGATGGCATCCCGACCACGCGCGGCACGGCATGCATGCCCAGAGTGGTTTCGCGAATAGGTCGGGGCGGTGCGGATACACCTCTCGGCCGGTCACGAGTTCATCGTCGTGGCCGCAGTAGGGGCAGGGGCGCGGATTCGAACGGTTCAAGCGGCATTCCTCAGCAGGTGAGTGCGCCGCACCGGGCCATGCCACAGCGCAGCGACGTTGTTGAGCCGGATCTGCTCGGGATCACGGCGGGTCGGCGCGAGCCTGGTCTGCGCCCGCTTGATGTCGTTCCGGCAGAGCACGCAGACGTTGACGACGCGCCCGTTCTGCACCGGAAACTCGGAATCGCTGAGCGACCTTTCACAGCTGGAGCAGACGCGCGACATCAGGCGGCCTGCTGGTAGCGGTCGGCGGCCGCACGGGCGAACACCTGCTGCATGGCGCTGAACATGGCCGGCAACTGGGCCGCGTCGTACAGCTTCGAGGCGCGCTCGATGGTCACCGGCATGAAGCCCAGCTGCGCCAGGCCATCGGCGGTGATCGTCAGCGGTGCGATCTTTGCGTTGATGTCGCCGAGCTTGATGAGCACGACCTGGGCCGGTGCCGGCGTGGCCAATGACTTGACCGCTTGAGCGAGGGCAGGGGACAGGGCAGCGGGAGCCGCCGCCACCGGTGCCGGCGCCGACACTACAGCAGGGGCGGGAGCAGCAGCAGCGGCGGGCGCCGGCGCAGCTGCAGCGTTACGTGCTGCTTCGGTCTGGGCATCGGCGCGACGCTGCGCTTCCTCGCGTTCCTGCTGCTCGCGCGCCAGCTTTGCCGCTTCCTCCTGACGAATCTTCTCGCGCTGCGCTTCCAGTCGCTGCTCGTCAACACGCTTCTGCTCCGTGATGCGCGCGGTGATCAGGTTGCGCAGATCCTCCGGTGACTTCGTGGCGCACAGCTGCACGCGGTCGTGGAACAGGCCGGCAAACGTGCCCATTTCCATTTCCAGCACGCGCACGTTCGCGCGCACGCGCTCGGCCTGCTGGCTGGCGGCGATCTTCGCGTTGGCGGCAGCGGTGCCGACGGCATCCTGCATGCTGCTGATCGACTTCTTGCCCTTGATCACTGCGCCGATGTCGGCCTGCAGCGAAGCCGGTACCGTCAGCGCATGCGCATCGAGACCCGCATTGATGGACGCGTAGTGATCCCGCACCGCCTGCACGCCGTTGGCGACGATCTGGGTGCGGCGGTTTTCCTTCTCGACCTTGACCAGCTTGTCCAGCTCCAGGCGGACGCGGCGCGCTTCGGCGGCGACGTCATCCATGGTCCGGAACACCGCGTCGATGTCGGCGGTCTGGCCGAGGATCTGCTGCTTTGTCGCCTCCAGCCGCTCCTCGACGCCCTTGCACCACTTCACCGTCTGCTCGGCATTGGCGAAGTCGTCGTCGGTCTGCAGGTCGCGGTTGATGTCGTTCAGCACAGCCATTGCCGATGCCTTGAACTCGGCGAGGTTGGACGCGGTCACCATGCCGGTCACGGCGATGTGCAGCGAGGGCAGCGTGTCCGGCGCGCGGCCGCTGATCACCGGTGCCGTTTTTTCGACATGTTCGTAGGCGGCCACATCGGCCTCGAACTGCTCCCAGCCAGCGACCAGCTCGGCGCGCAGATCCTGATTGCTGGCATACCAGCAGTGGCGTTCCTCCACCAACTCATCGCCGTTCCACTTCGACGCCATGAACAGCACACGCGCCGCGCCGGAGACCAGAAGCTGCTGCTCCATCTGCACCTGGTAATGCTTTGGCAGGCCCCAGCCGTTGCCCTCGTCACGCATGCAGGCACGCAAGTCGTTGTTGAGGCTCTTGTGCTCGAACGCGGTTTCCTCGAGCAGCGTCAGGCCGTCGAAGCTGGCCGAGTACTTGCCCTCGGTGCCGACGCACGGGTACAGATCCTCGCCGATGATCTGCTCTGCGATCGGACGTGCGAGGGCTTCGTAGCGGTGGCCATCGGCGAAGCGCTGCAGGGTGGCATCGTCGTATTCCTCACCGATGCCGGTGGCGACTTCGCGCACCAGCTGCGCGCGCGTCTTGTACGGGCTGCAGCCGAGCATCGCCGGCGCGTCGCTGGCGTTGAGGTGGGTCGCGCGATGCGAGTGCCACTCGGCAGAACCCTGAATCAGGTCAACGGTTTTCATGCTTTCTCTCCTTGGCCCAGGGCATCCCAATCGATGGGACCCGCATCGGCGTCTTCGCCGGTTTCGGTGGTTTCGTCAGCGACGTCTTCAGCCTGGTCGAAAGCCTCGATCGCGATCATTTGCTCTTCGGTGAGCGAGCCCTTGGTTTTCACCATGTTGATGATCTGGCTAGCAGTCTTCTTGCCGGCCTTGATCAGCTCACCCCACGCAGGCAGGTTCTCCGCGAACTTGTCGACCGGGTAGGCGGCCAGCTCGGTGGCGATCTGCTTGGGTGCCTGCTCTTGGCGGATCGGCGTCGCTTCGCCTTCGAGGACGCGACCTTCCATTTCTTCGGCAGTAGGCTGCGCGCCGACGGCTTCCGGAAACGCCTTGCGCAGCGCTAGCGCCTCGGCGCACTTCTCAATCTGACCAAAGGGGCGCTTCTTCCACATCGCATTCGGTGCATCGCTGTCGCGCTTCTGCGTGGCGTAGCTTTCCAGCCAATAGGCCTTCGCCGAGTAACGCACCGGATTGCCGGCGACCAAGCGGTACACCGCGACGCTGCACCACTCGGGGTAACGCACGCGGACACCGCCGAGGGTGTCTTCGATGGTCGGTCCAAACGTGGCTTCGTCCTGGCCCGCGTATTCGCCGGTGCGGTGGGCCTTGGTGCGATACAGCTCGATGCCGGGCATGATTACGTCACGCATGCCGGCCGGGCTGATAAGCCGGTTGCCCTGCTTCTTCTCCGGCACCCACATCGGGACGATGTGCACGGGCTTTGTCATCGGGTCCAGCGCACCGGCGCGGCAGTACGCGAGCACCATGTCGACCGATTCGTCGGTGGCGCCCGGGTACAGGCTGGTCTTCAGCGCGGTGCGAATCGCCTCGGCCTGTTCTGCGGTAACTAGCTGGCCGCCAGAAGGCTTGATCTGTGCAACTGCGTTCACTGCAATCTCCTGCCGGCGGCGCCGGCGTGTTGTCGATAGGTGGAGGGGCCGGTGCTATCTCCGGCATCGGGTGCGGGCAATCGCTCAGCGGTCATCGCGTAAGTGCCTACCTACCGCGTCTGCTCAATCTCGCCCTACCGCACGCGGGCATCTCGTGTGGCGCATCAGCCTGCGCATTCCCTCCATTGCGGAGCGGCCTGGTCTTCGATACGCAAGACATGGACGCTCGTTGATCGCAAGCCGCTCCGCGATGGATAGGTGCCCCGTATCGCCGGGGCCACGCGCGGCTCTCGCCTCCCGCTCCTTCTCGCGCACATGTCGGCGGTGCGTGCGGTTCCCTTCCTGCCTTTAACGTCTGACCTTCAAGCGTCAATGCGCGGTGCGATCGCGTCCGTGGACACCTGCCACGGATCAGGGTTTGGGATCAGGCCGCGTCGGACAGCGGACGGTCTTCGACCTTGCGGTAGGGCCAGCGCACCGGGTCGGCCTTGATCACCTTGTTGAAGTGGCCGCCCTTCGACTCGGCGGCCTGCAGCGCGGCGTAGTCCTCAGCGGTGACGTTGTCGTAGTGGTAGAGCGAGGTGATCTCGCCCTTCCAGTTCTTGAAGCGCACGGCCAACGTCTGGCTGGCGGCGTCGTGGCCGATCGCCGCGATCTGGCGGCTTTCCACGTCAATCAGCGGGATGCGGACGGGCGCGCTCATGCCGCCACCTTCTTGCCGGCGTCGATCAGGCTCGCGGCTTCGGCCGCCGCCGCCGCGCTATCCTGCGCATCGAGCGTGTCGCCGCCTTCGGTCAGATCCTCGGCAGCCTGGCCGGCGCGCTTCGGCGCGATCAGCGACAACAGCACGTCTTCGCGGATCAGCGCTTCCGACAATTCGGCTAGTTCCTGCGGGTCCACCTCAGACGAGGCGGTAAATGACATCGCCAAGCTGCCGCCTTCCTTCGGCTCGATCACGAAGCGCTTGAGCTTCACGTCGACCAGGACAATGGGATCGCCGGCTTCCAGCAGGCCGGCCAGGTGCATCTCGTAGCCGGTGAACTCGTGGCTCAGCTTCAGCGGCTCCAGTGCCGGATGCTTTACTGCGGTCAGGCCATCGCCGCCAATCTGCGGCAGATCCTGCTGCTCGCCCTTCGCCGGCTTGCGGAACAGGTCGTGCCGCAGCGTCGAGTCGAACGAATCGAGCGCTTCATTGCTGACGCTCAGGACGAACTTGATGTCGGCGGCCAGCTGGCGTTCTTCGCCGTGCCGCTGGATACGTTGGTTGACGTTGGCGATAGACGCCTCGTGCCTTTCAAGCTGAAACATTGGATACCTCGTCGGTGGTGCCGGCGGACCGGCGGCGATCAGCGGATGCCGCGGCGCGGCGGTTCCGGAAAATCGGGTGTGCTACCGGTGGCCGGCTGCGCCTGGTCGCGGTGCGCGCTCGCACGGGCGTTGCACCAGCTCTCGGGCAGATGCAGCGCCAGGAAAAAAGCGATCGTGTGGAGCGCTTGGGCGATCAGAGCGGCGTTGCGGCTATAGGAAAGGCAGCCAAACGCCACCAGCACGACAACCAGCACGCACAGCCACGCGAAGCTGGTGTAGCGCCGGCCGGTCACGAGAACACCGCCTGTGCCAGCAGCGTCAGCACGGCGCCCACAACCATGCAGCCGATCGCGAACGGAATGTCATCGCGCAGCATGTGGCGCTGGAATTCCTTCTCATCCATCTCGTCCATCACGCAGCCTCCGGGCCGTCGAAGTAGCTCGTTGCCGACTCGTCCGGATCGCGCACGTGCTGCGATGCCTGCACGCGCAGGGGGCGCACGCTGTCGGGCTGGAAGGTGCGCACCAGCTGCGCTACGGTGATCGCGCCGTAGCCACGATCGAGCGCGATGTCGCGCACCAGGTCAGCGCCGCGCGCAGCGGTGGGGAAGGGGATGACGGCGCTCATGCCTCTTCCTCCATCTCGAAGCCATGAGAAGCCAGCTCGGCTTTCCCAGCACGCAGCTCGCGCGCATAGCCGTCCTCGAGCTCATGTGCTCGCGTGATGGTGTCGACCACCGATCCGTCCGGGCGCGTGATGGTTCGGCCGCCACGCGCACACCGGTTGATCGAGTAGCCGAGGTGATCCCAGATGCCGTTCGGGCCGCACTGCGGGATGGTCTTCATGCCGCCACCCGCCACGGCATGACTGCAACAGGCGCCGGCTTGGCTTCGTACACCGTCAGGTAGTGCTGCACCGCCTCGATGCGCGAGCAGTCCACGTCGTCCATGCGGCCGGTGATCAGCTGCGACAGGTAGTCGGTGACTGCGGCGCGCAGGATCTCGGCAGCGCCTTCGTCGTTGCCTTGGGCTAGGTGGCCGGCGATCAGGGCCAGCTGCTCGGTCGTCAGCTCGCCCAGCGCCTCGCTCAGTACGCTGCCATCGCGGTGCAGGGCCAGCGCCAGAACGTCGGCGCGCTCGTCGGACAGCTCATGCCGGCTGCAGGTCGCGCAGCCGCATTGCGGGTGGTACGGGTGGCAGCGGGTGCTGGACATCTACGTTCTCCGTCGCACGTCCCCGGCGGGATCCGGGTGGTTCGTTGCGATGGACGTAGATTACCAAACGGTAATTGCATGTCAATACCAGATGGTAATTATTTTTGGCGCGGCTTAGCCCGCTTCAGGGGAGCGTCGACGGGAGTTAGAACGTTCCTGGTTGCCGTGGAGCAGGAGCCGAGCGCTGCAACCACTCTTTGTAGGATGTTGACCTGGCGACGATCCTGGCCTTGCCCGCCACTGCGGCAGAGTAGTAGATGACATCCATGTTTGGCCGATGCCAGTAAGGATCCCTGTCCGTTGTGAAACCGGCGACCGGCCCGTACTTTTTTTCAAGCAACGGGATGAACTTCTTCTTTTCCTCGAAGGAGGCATCAGCAGACTGATCGACGGCTACCTCCGCCAATCTGCCGGCCTGGATAATTCCAGCTGCTCGCGTGTCTATGCCTGCCGGAACCTGCTCTGTTTGGAACAGGATGGCGATGTTCTGGGGAAAGTCCGCCGGTTGTTTTACCTCAACACCATCAATAGCAACTACTTCATTGAGCGGCGGTATAAAGCACGGGGTGACAGGCTGCAGGCTTGCCACTTGATACTCCCCGTCTGGGGTATACCGAGCGCATTCCGGCATGGTGTTTGATGAACCGATCTCGATCCCAACGAAGCTCGTTGCGGCTGGGAGCGATCCAGGCTGCGAGGCGTTGTTGCTGTCCTGCCTACTGCAGCCGAGCATGCACATGCAGGCCAGGGCGCTCGTTATCAACTTCATGTCGTTGCCTTGCTCCTAATCCCTAGAACCTGCGAAACCCAGCGTGTACCAGCGCTTTTCCGCGGACGGCCAGATCCAGCGGATCGCAGCGCCACTCTTTAAATTCAGGATTCGCGCTCACTACATACAGACCATCGCTTCTCTTTTGCAGCATCTTGATCTGTGTTTCACCGTCGTAGCTGATCAGGTAGTAGTCGTCACCGTCGAAGTAGTCGATTGACGTGTCGATCCATACGATGTCGCCATCTTCAATCTTGGGACGCATTGAGGGCCCGCGCCCAGTGATGATTTGGATTCGCCCAGGTTTTGGGAGAAAGCCGAGCTTTCGGCGCACCTCCCATTCGGCCACCTCCATGACCTTCATAACCTCAGGAAAATCTTGGTTCACCACCCCTTGCCCCATACCTGCTGCTCCTTCAAAAAGCTGGAAGCGAAGGTAGCCCTGAGGGGTCTCAGTAGCTAAGACGGTTGAGGTCGGCGACGTGGACGTCGCATCACTGTCGAGATAGCCACTTGGCATGCCGGCGGATTGCTCGAGCGACCTGGCCTTCTTCTCCCCAAACGACTTCTTCCCGTTGAGCAGGCCTGACAGCTCGCCTTGGTTGATGCCAACGGCGCCGACAAATGATGCCTGTACGCCAGCATGGCGGTCATCGATCCAAGCACGCAGACGGGTGCGACGCAGCGCAACGATGGTGGGGTCTGTAGAGGTCATGACCGATTTTCCCTTACCTATCGGTAATTGACCAAAAGGTATTGACTCAGAATTACCAAAGAGTAATATTCGGCGCATGGACACTCTGCGCAGCTACCTCACGACCTTGACCCCAGCCGAGCAGGCCGACTATGCCGCTCGCGCTGGCACTTCCATTGGCTATCTCCGCAAGGCGATGAGCAAAGGCCAGCGTTTCGATGGCGGCCTGGTGCGCCAGCTGCACGTTCAGAGCCAGGGAGCCGTCTCTCTGACCGAACTGCGGCCTGATATCTGGCCGCCGGCCAGCCCCGCAAGGGAGGTAGCCGATGCTGCCTGACCGCTCAGAGGTCATCGAGTCGATAGCCGGTGAGGGCGGTCCCTTGCCTGACCGGTCCGTTGGCCACATAGGCCTGTCTGCAGAGGGTGCAGTGCCAGCCATTCCCCCAATACTGAAGAACGGATCGGTGGCCCTTGGTATCCCAACAAGGCTGGCAGAGATAGTGGGTAACTTGCGCGCCTCCTGGCTTGCAGGACCCGCCCTCATTTGGAGCGATCTCCACGCGGTACACGAACTTGCCTCCACCGAGGTCGACAAGCGGATAGCGATCCTTGCTCGCAGTGCATTCTTTCAGTTCTCGCAACTCCTTTGCGGCCTCGAAGTGCTCTTGCTGGAGCTGCAAAAGCATGGCGTTGTGCATGAGGAGACCCTGCTGGGCTGCGAGCAGCTTCTCGTTGATCTGCGCGATAGCCGCTGCAGATTGATTGAAATCGCGGACGCCAATAGTCGCGGCGGCCAGCTCCTGAGCGCTTTTGAGCGATGCAATCACGGTGGCGATTGAACCGAAATCCATGTCCGTCTCCGGTCGGTGTGGTGGTTGGCACCTCGCATCGTACCGGTGGGCGGGCGCCCACCTAGCTTGCCTTCCGTAACAGCTTCACCAGCATGCGGCCGTTGACCCACCGCAGCCCAAACACGTTGCCTCCCACACGCACGATCGTCGTGACGTTTGGTGCCCTTCTTCTCGCTGACTTTATCCGTTGTTGCAGTGCGTCCATGGCGCAAAGCGTGGCGGATGTTCCCTTCACGTTCCCCGTTCAGGTGTCCCGCCAATGAACATCTCCGATGCAGCACACAAGACCGTCAAAGACTATCCCGGCGGCAGCCTCGCCCTGGCTACTCGCCTGATCTCGATCAACGACAAGGGCGAGGAGAAGCAGATGTCTGCGGCCGTCCTCCGCAGCAAGGTCAACCCGAACACGCGCACGCACCACCTGACCCTGGCCGAGGCCAGCGAGATCATGGGACTGAGCGGCGACTTCCGGATCCTGCACGCGCTGGCCGCCGAGCACGACTTCATCGTCCAGCGCTCAGACGTGACGCTGGCCGGCGGCGTTGTCGAATCGCTGCTGGATGCCGGTGAGCTGAAGGGCAAGCTCTGCAAGCTCATCGCCGATTCGTACGCAGACCAGGTGCTCACCCTCAACGAGGCGAAGGCACTGGCGACGCTGTGCGGCCAGCTGCAGGCGATCTTCGGCCAGATGGCGCAAGCCGCGTTCGCCGAGGCCAAGGTGACGAGGGCCGCAGCATGATCCTGCAGCTGCTCGAGGACTGGCGCCGGGAGCGCCGCATCCGCCGCTTGGCGGAGCTGCTGAGGAAGGCGCAGGGAGCCGGCAAGAAGGCCGTTGCGCGCGCTTACTGGCTCGACATGAAACGCGAATGCGAGGGCCGTAGCCATCGCCAGGCGAAGCGCATGGAGCGGGCAGGGCGGCTGGTATGAGCATTGACACCGAAACCCGGTCGACGCGCAGCCGCTACCGCAAGGTGGAGGTCAGGACGTGGGGCGACGAAAAGTTCCGCGCGCTTTCGCCGATGCCGCCCAGCGGCCAGGGCCTGTGGCTGTATCTGATCACCGGCCCCCACACCGGCCCCATTCCTGGACTGTTCCGTGCCGGTCGGGCCGCGATGGCTGAGGAGCTCGATTGGGAACTGGAAGCCTTCGACAAAGCCTTCGTGGAAGCCTTTCGGCAAGGCATGGTCAAAGCTGACTTCAAAGCGCGTGTGGTGTGGATTCCCAAGGCCATCCAGCACAACCGCCCGGAGTCGCCAAACGTGGTGCGCAGCTGGGCTGCGGAGTTCGACCTGATCCCCGAATGTGCCCTCAAGTCTGAGGCTTTGGAATGCCTGAGAACCTTTGTTTGCAAGCTCGGAGAGGGTTTCGCCAAGGCTTTCGACGAGGCTTTCGGAAAGCCTTCCGGAAAGCCTTCCGGAAAGCCTTCCGGAAAGCCTTCCCCTAAGGCTATGCCTAATCAGGAACAGGAACAGGAACAGGAACAGGAACAGGAAGAAGCATCTTCGCTTCGCTCAGAGTCGTCCCCGCAGCTGACGCTGACGGGCGACCACCCACCGCCTGCCGATCTGAAGGCCAAGCGAGCAAGCCGCATACGTCGGATCGCCGAGGACGCGCAGGCTGCGTTCAACGCAACGCTGGCCAAGCCGAATGGTGTGCTTGCGAAGTGCACGGTGCTCAACAAGCCAAGGCTGAAGGCCATTGAGGATTGCCTGCCGACTGTGCGGCAACTGTGCCAGCAGCGCACCGGCAGCGAGCGTGTAACACCCGAATTCTGGACGGCGCTGTTCGAGACGGCTGCTGACGACGAGTTCCACTCCGGCCGCCAGCCGGGCGGTGCCGGGCACGAGAACTGGAAGCCCGATTTCGAGTATCTGCTGCGCGAGAAAGTCATCGCGAAGCTGTTCGATCGGGCGATGACGGAGAACGCAGCATGAGCAGGGTCCACGACTACGACCACCACGCCGACGAGTCGCAATTTCTCGACCAGCTGGACGCCGAGCGCGCCGAGAGCGCGTCTATGTGGCACGACCGGCCATCGGAGGCACTGCGCATGCCGCCGCACAGCGTGGAAGCCGAGCAGGCTGTGCTCGGCGGCCTGATGCTGGTCAACCGCGCATGGGACGACATCGCCGACCTGGTGGAGGAGGGCGACTTCTACCGCCGCGACCATGTGCTGATCTTCCGCGCCATCCGCGAGATGGCGACAGCGAACCCGCGCCGGCCGTTCGACATGGTGACCATGGGCGACTGGTTCAAAGCGCAGGGTCTGCTGGAGCAGGTGGCCGATGGCGCGTACCTGATCGAGCTGGCCAGTACCACGCCGTCGGCGGCCAACATCCGCGCCTATGCGGAGATCGTGGCGGACAAGGCGCGGCTTCGCCGGCTGATCCAGGTCGGCACCGACATCGCCAACGCAGGCTACAACCCGGAAGGGCAGAGCAGCATCGAGCTGATCGGCGCCGCCCAGTCGCGCATCGGCTCGCTGATGGACAGCCAGCCGTGCGAGTTGGAATCCGTCGCGCCAGTGATGGATCGTGTATTCGAACGCCTGGGCGAGCGCTCCCGCGACGGCGGCGGTATCCACGGCATCACCACCAGCATCGACGACCTCGACACGCTGCTGGGTGGCCTAAAGCCGGGCGGTCTGTACGTCCTGGCGGCACGTCCGAAGATGGGCAAGACCACACTGGCGCAGAACATCGCCGAGCACGTCGCGCTGCACCTGCGCAAAGCGGTCGCGGTCTTCAGCTTCGAGATGCAGGCGGAGGAGCTGGGCGACCGCATGCTGGCGTCGGTCGGCGGCATCGATGGCAACCGCATCCGCTCCGGCGACCTGGACGACGTGGACTGGACGAACGTCACCAGCGCGATGCGCAAGCTGCGCGCGGCGGACATCTTCGTCAGCCGGCCGCGCCGCGCACGCGTCGAGCACGTCAGCTCTCAGGCACGCCGGCAGCACGCCCGTAAGCCGCTGGGCCTGATCGTCATCGACTACCTGCAGCTGATGGAGATCCAGGGCGACAACCGCGCCAACGGCGTCGGCGATATCAGCCGCGGCCTGAAGCTGCTCGCCGGTGAGCTGGGCGTGCCTGTGCTGCTGCTGTCGCAGCTCAATCGCAAGCTGGAGGACCGCCCCGACAAGCGCCCGCAGCCTGCGGATCTGCGTGACTCTGGATCGATCGAGCAGGACGCCGATGCGGTGATCTTCATCTACCGCGACGAGGTGTACCACCGCGACAGCCGCTGGAAGGGCACCGCTGAACTGCTAGTTCCGCTTCAGCGCAGTGGCCCGCCTGGCGAGGTGCGCGTGCTCTACATGCCCGAGCGCTTCAAGTTCCAGAACCTGCCCGAGTACTGGGAGCCGGCGCCGATCGAAAGCGACGACGGCAAGCCGGTCCCGCGCTCGCGCGGCTTCCGCAACCTCAAGCCGCGCACGCCGCGGCAGGACGTCGACGCATGACCATGACTGCTGCAGCAAAGAAGATCCGCGCCAAGCGCGCATCGCGCCCCATCTATGCGCTGATCGAGCGCGTGGTGGTGATGGACACCGGCGAGGAGCGGCTGGCCATGCTCGCCGAGCATCCGGTCGACCGCGAGCTGATGAAGCAGCGCGGCTACCGGCGCGGCCAGGAGGTGCGGCTGGAAATCAAGGCGCTGCGCGACGCCTGGCGCCACCGGCTGCTGCACAAGATCGGCCAGCTGATGGTCGAGAACGTCGAAGGCTGGGAGAACCTGGACAGCCACGAGGCGATCAAGCAGCTGCAGCGCGAGGCGAACGTCTGCTGCGAAGTGATCGACATGGACGCCACACCGGTGGTCGCCGCAGTGCTGGCCGCGTCAGATGCGGCCTTCGGTCCTGGCGCCGCGAAGCTGCTGCGCGAAGTACTGCCGAGGATCGAAACGATCCCCGTCACCGTCGCGCGGTCATTGGCGTTCGATTCGATGGATGAGGACGAGTTCCGCCGGTTGTTCGAAGGCATCACCCGGCACATCGGCGCGGCGTATGCGCACGTGCTGATCAACGACGTGCTTGCCGAGTTTTGGCTGATGGCCAACGGCCAGGGCACGCAGTCGGCACCGGCGCGGAGGGCTGCCTGATGCGTGGTCTATCTGGAACCCAGAAGCCGGGTGTACCAGGGACTCTTCAGTTGCCATCCGGCTATGGCCAGAAGCTCATGGCGAGCAGTGATGATGTTTTGGCTCAGAACCCGACAGCTCTCCCCGTCGTTGGGAGTTATCGGGTAGGCATCGAGCGCTCTCCGTTTGATGGTGTCGAGTCGCGCGAGCATGGCAGCCGATTCCCGCTGGATGATCGCAAGGGGCTGCACCATCCTTACATCCGGAGCTTCGTGGAGAGGCATTGCCAGAAGCGCATCCGTAAGTCGTTGCAGGCTTCCGTAGTCCCATGTTGCGGCAGCTGCGCCGTGCATGCCATTGGATACCTGATCTCCCCATGCGACAGCTTCGTCAGCAATTTGCGCCGCCAAAGCAGCGACTACGTTAGTTCTATCTCGCCTATCCATTCGGTGTTGCGCGACCGCAAATCGTCCGGCGTACCCAATCGCCACAACCGACATTGCGGCTTGGAACCAGGCGGCCCAAACCTCCGGCTTCAGACAGGGGGAACCGATGAACCAAGGGCAATAGGTTGGGTCGGCCATAGCGGTCCTCTCGAGCTTGGAGCTGCATCGTGCCGTTCGGACCGGACGCGGGCAAGCGCAAGGGTGGGACGCTGATGCGCCGCGCCATCAGAGCTGCCTGCAAGGCAGAGCAGGCCTACCAGGACGCCGCACGTGCACTCGGCTGCGTTGTCTGCCGTTGGCGCATCGCCGCCGGCCTGCAGCGCGCCATCCAGTGCGGCCACACGCAGATCCATCACCGCAACCTCGGCGACCTGCACGGCCAGAAGCAGATCGGCCAGCACGCGGTCGTCGCGCTCGGCGCTTGGCACCACGACGGCGACCAGATGCCCGGCATGACCCGCGACCGCATGCGCGAAGTCTTCGGACCCAGTTTCAAGCACCACGCTCGCGAGTTCCGCGTCTGGAGGTTCGATGTCCTGGGCGGCCGCGGGACTGAAGCCTGGCAGACCTACCAGGACCAATTACTCAACATCCCGAGGGCAGCATGAACCAGCAGCAGTACGAGAACGCCCGGCTCGCCGGCCACCGCGCGCGCCAGGCCAGCAAGAAGCGCGACGACTCACCGAAGTATGCGATGGGCGAAGAGGGCGCACTGCTCCGCGAGGCCTGGCGCGAGGGCTGGGACGAAGCCGATGCAGAGCGGAGGACGGCGGCATGAGCATTCAGCAATCAGCGAAGCTGATCTCGAACGCCGATCAGCGCGTGGAGAGTCTGACCAAGCGCGAAGAGTTCGCGAAGGCGGCAATGCAGGGGATCGTCGCCAACCTCCATAACGAGTACTTCTTCAGGCGTCTGTCGCAGCATGCCGAGGCGCACGACATGACGCTCAGGCAGTGGATCGCGCAGGAGGCAGCGAAGCAGGGCGATGCGCTGCTGGCCGAACTGGAGAAGCAGGGATGAACTTGCTCACTGACGAAATCAACGAAGTGACGCGTACCGTCATGAAAAAGCTGATGGAAAGGAAGGTGAACCACAACGTGCACGTCGGCCTGGACGGCACAGTGGGCACCCGGCGCGCCGACTGCGTGCGTGACGCCTTGCCGGTGCGCACCTTGCTCGGCACCTACAACCATCGGATCACGCACGCAGAGTTGCGCGATGACCTGTTGGACCGGCGTGCGCACCTACAGCTGCAGGTGGCGGCATGACCTTGCGCGTGGTGTTCGGAATTGATCCCGGCATGTCCGGCGCCGTTGCCGCGCTGATCGACGGCGAGGCTGGCCCGATCCTGGACATGCCGACGATGACGGTCGGCAAGAAGCAGGAAGTCGATGCGCGTGCGATCGCGGTCTTCATCCGCGAGATTCGCAGCCAGCACCCGGGCGCGGTATTCGCGGGATGCGTGGAGCGGGTGCGGGCGATGCCGCCGAAGGACGGCCGGCAGGCGGGCGCGCAGTCGTCGATGAACTTCGGCGAGAGCTACGCGAAGGCGAAGGCCGTGCTCGAGGTGATGGGCATCCCCTTCAGCCTGGCCGAGCCGCAGAGCTGGAAGCGCCATTTCGGGCTGATCGGTCGGGACAAAGATGCATCGCGGCAGCTGGCCATCCGCCGCTTCCCGTCCGCCTCGCCGCAGCTGCAGCGCAAGAAGGACGACGGCCGCGCCGAGGCGCTGCTGCTGGCCCTGTGGCACGAGCAGAAGAACCAGCCGGGAGTCCTCGCTGCATGACGCTCAACCCGACGAACCTGAGCCGGCCCGAGGCCTACTACGAAAAGCTGCTGCGGAAGCGATACGCGGCGGCCGTGCGCAAGCGTGGGCTGTGCGCGTTCTGTAGCTGCCGCGATCGAACGCTGGGAATCGTGCACTGCCAGGGCATCGAGAGCCGGCAGATGGGGATGTGCCAGGACGACGGCAGGCTGCCGCAGTTCCGGTTGGATGATGAAACGTTGGAGAAATTTCGCCATGCGGCGTAATGAAGACCCGCTGCTCGCTGAGCTGCGCCGGTGGGGATACGCCCACGCAAACCGCTACACCCTGAGTCGCGCCGACCGCAGCCGGCACGTGCTGGAGAATGCCAAGGACTACGCTCCCAAGACGGTGGAGCAGGCCTTCTGCGAGCTGGTGGAGCGCGACGGTCGCCAGCGGCGGCGCTTCATGGCCGAGCGGGCTGGGCTGACGGCGCTCGGCGAGATCCCGGCCTGGGCCGTAGATCCGGTGCGCGCGCGGAACGATGCCGACCGGCCGCACGACAATCCGGAGGTCGCCGTCGACATCGGCATCCCCGATGACCTGCGTTGGATCGACCGAGCCCTGGCCTCCATGTCCAGGCAGTTCCCGCTTCGGGTGCTGGTGGTGCGCACGGAGTTCACGGTGGCGGCGAGCCAGGCGGTCAAGGCCCGAATGGTGGCCGAGCAGTACGGAGGGGCCCTTAGCGTTCGGCAGTATCGTTACGAGCTCGGCAGAGCCACCGATTGGCTCAGCGGCACTCGTGTTGCGGCCTGATTGCACGCTCAGAAAAATGCGAGTAGCTTCTAACCCACGTCTGTAGCTCAATTGGCAGAGCGGCCGCTTCATAACCGGCTGGTTGGGGGTTCGAATCCCTCCGGGCATACCGAAGCCCCGTCAGCAATGACGGGGCTTCACCTATTTGGGCATAGCGAATAACGGTTGACAGTGACGTTAACGAAATGCATGATTTCGGCACTGTCAAGAGTTCCCCCTGAAACCCGGCCTGGCGCCGGGTTTTTGCGTTTCTGGGGCCCCAATACCGACCGCTGCCAGCGTGCCAGGTCCTCGTCGAGAAGCGAGGCGCTGCGCGCCGGGATCGCGCACGGGCCGGCGACATGACGCCGCCCACCAATCCGCCGGCGGCGGTCGGTACCTATCGGAGAGCACTGCCGCGATCTGCCCAGCTGGACGGGACCAGCGCGGCGCAGCGGACCTGCTGAAGGGACAGGACTACCGCGGCGGTGCTCGCCGTTCTTCAAATGCCCGCATCCGAGACCGGATCAACCCTCGTGCCTAGCCGGCAGCGGGGCGGGCACCTATCGCCGCTTGGACTGGGAGTACCCGGTCGCGGCACCTCCGGCTCGTCGAGAGACGCCCGGGCGACGGCTGCGCATGCAGCGCCGGAACCGTAACCGGCACCTATTTCCGCCGCCAACGCGCGGCTCCAGCCCTGCCAGTCGGCGGGGCTTTTCGTTTGGAGGCAGCAATGGCGGTCATCACGCCCGAACAAGCCGGTGGCCGCAACGTCGTGGCTTTCCTGGACATGCTGGCGCATTCCGAGGGCACGTCCACAAGCCCGGCCACGAGAAACGACGGATACGACGTCATCGTCACCGGTGCCGATCGCAAGCCGGAGATCTTCACCGACTACAGCCGGCATCCGTTCGCCGGCGGCCGCAAGTCGAAGGCGATCAACACGAAGGGGCTGACCAGCAACGCGTCTGGCCGCTACCAGTTCATGCTCAAGGATTACGCGCACTACCGCGACCTGCTGAAGCTGCCGGACTTCGGCCCGCTCTCGCAGGACCGCTGGGCACTGCAGCTGATCAAGGAGCGTCGCGCGATCGCCGACATCCAGGCCGGTCGCTTCGTGGAAGCGGTGGCGAAGGTGCGCAACCTGTGGGCCAGCCTGCCGGGCGCCGGCTACGGCCAGCCCGAGCACGCCATCGAGAAGCTCATCGCCGCGTACAAGAAGGCCGGCGGCAAGGTCGGGAGCGCATGACGATGCCGGACCTGGACGACGAAGCCCTGCTGACCGCAGAGCGCGAATCGCTCAACGAGGCCGTGCTGCTGCTGCAGGAATGCTGGGGCCGGACAACCCGCCCACGCCGCGACAGCCGGCACGTTCTGCGTCTGGGCTACGGCCGGGCGATCGAAACCCGTGAGCAGAGTGAGCGCGCCGCCACCCTGGAGCTGACCGAGGACGTCATGGAAGCCCAGGAGACATTGCGCGGTCGATTCTTCGAGCTGCTGGCGGTGCACCCGGAAATGCGCGGCTCGCTGCCGTACATCATCGCCATCGCCGACATCATCGGCGCCACCGTGGTGCGCGATAGCGCCGACCTGTGGGCAGCGGCACGCAAGGGCGACTGGCTTGAGTTCGGCTCAGTGATCCAGGAGTTCCGCTGGGAGATGTTCAGCGATGCCACCGAGCGCGATAAGCGCGCAGTGTCGCGCCTGGTCATGCGCCTGGTCATGGGAGCATCGGCGGTCACGCCATGACCTTTATCACCCGAAACATGGGCACGGCTCGACTCGGCATCGCCTTGATCGTGTTCCTGCTCTATGGCTTGGCCATCGCGGTGCTCGTCAACTCGGAGATCCCGGCGGGCAATAAGGACGTGCTGATGCTGCTCCTGGGGAATCTGGGGCCGCTGATGGGTGCCATCGGTGGCTACTACTACCGGGCGCAGCGAGAGGCTGGCTCCTGACATGGCCGACAACTGGGACCGCGGCCTGCCGCCGCCACGCGATCCACCCGGCTGGCTGATCACCACGCTGTGCGGCCTGCTGCTGGCCGCGCTGGCCTGGATCTGGATCGCCTATACCAACGCAAGGATCTGACCATGCGCATCATCAAGCAGGGCCGTCACCCGTCCGTCGGGGACACGCACGAGAGCACCTGCCGCACCTGCGGCACCGAGTTCGAGTGGAATACCAACGAGGCCATTCGCCAGCCCGACCGGCGCGAGGGCGACTATTTCAAGCTCGCCTGTCCGCTGTGCGGTGCGACGGTGACCAAGCCGGTATCGGAGAGAGCGCCGTGAACCGCGCGGCGATCGCCATCATCGCCGCGCTCATCTGGTCCGCCGCCATGTTCGGTGCAGGCTGGGCCTGGCGCGGTGATCGGGCGGAGGGCGCCACCAGCGAGCAGAAGGCAGGGGCCGCACTCGGCGCCCTGGCCGGTGAGCAGGCCGCCCGGTCCACCGAACACCAACAGGCCGAGGCACTGGCCGACATTGGAGCCAAGCATGAAGAAGACCGGCAGGCGGCCCAGTCCGTCCCTGATGCTGTTGTGGCTGACCTGCGCAGTGGTGCTCTCAAGCTGCGGGACGGGTGGGCCAGCTGTGAAACCCAGCGCCTCACCGAAGCCGCAGCCGGCACCCGCGAACGTGATGCGGCCGCCAAGCGCCGAGACGAGTTTGCGGGCGCTGTTGTTCGAGTCGGCCGTGACGCCGACGACCAGCTCCGCGCCTGCCAAGCCGTGATAGAAGCTTGGCAGACGGGAGGCTGAAGCGTCTTTGCCTACAGCCCGCGCGAAATGTAGTTAGAAAAACTCGATGGCGGAGCAATGTTTACATCCGAGCAAGCACTCGTCCGGGTCAGCGGCCATTGGAGTGTGAAAAACACCGCCCGTCCCATCCCAGGAGTTGTAGCTGCTATCTCAGATGCAGAGCTCGCATCGTTGTAGTACGACTCACCGATGACGATGCCCTGCGGGTATCCGATCCGTGTAAGTCCAGCATCGATGGCGCGCAATTGCTGGGCTTCTGCCCCGTATAGGTGGAAGTCAAGAACGTATGGCGGATTTGCTCCATAGATTTCCGGTAGCACCGCGATGCGGTCCGCACTATTGGTTGGAACCGAAAAGCCGACCGTCTCGGAGAGGCCAAACACATGGCTGAAGTTCCACCAAAGCTTAGAAGCGTATTGCTTCCAGAGAACTGAAGAGCTTTGGGCCGGGACCCCTTCGTTACCTAGGTCGACCAGAAATTTGACATTGGCCGCACGCATCACTGGCATTAGGTTGAAAACTAGATTCCAGTTTTCCTGGAAGTACTCCTCGTGCCAAGCGGTCCAAGTCGTGCCTGTCCAAGTGTTGGGAGCGTTATCGAGCAGGGGGAAGAAGCCCACGATGATCTCAACGAAGTCAGCGTCCTTTGCTGCTTTCATTAGATTGAGCAGGTTCTGACGTTGCTGTTCCGGAAGGTTGCCGCCAGCCGATGGGATGACTGTGCCGGTGTTCGCGTTGCGTGCATGGAAGATTCCGATGCGAAGCCGCTGCTGTCCGTTGGCCGACATCTCAGCCAATTGTGCCTTAATCACGTCCTCCGCCACGTGGTAGTTAGCGACAACCCCATACGGCTCTCGGCTACATCCTTCGATTCCGAACCAACCGTAATTTGAGCCGCCGCGATACGGGGCGGCATGCGCTGCCGAAGCAAAGCAAGCGATTAAAAGAGCAATGGCAGATTTTTTTAGCATTGTGTTTTTCCTTAAATGGACGTCGTTTTTAGCACGTGCGGACGAGCTCCCGTACACCCCCATCGTTAGATAACCGTGCTTCCGTGACCTATGGCAAAAACAAAGCCCGGGCGCCGTGGGGCGCTCACACCAAGGCAGCGGCGATTCGTCGCTGAGTACCTGAAAGACCAGAACGCAACTCAGGCGGCCATCCGCACCGGCTACAGCGAGAGGACCGCAAAGCAGCAGGGCTCGCGCCTGTTGACCAATGCTGACGTTGCTGCAGCCGTCTGTGCTGGGCAGAAGAAGGTGGCCAAGAAGGCCGAGGTCACCGTCGACAGCCTCCTGGTTGAATTGGAACAAGCCCGCAAGCTCGCCCTGAGGGAGAAGCAGGCCAGCGCCGCCGTCACCGCCACGATGGGCAAGGGGAAGCTCTCCGGCCTGCTCGTCGAGCGCCACCGCCATTCCGGTGCCATCGGCACCTACGACCTGAGCAATGTGTCCGACGATGACCTCGATCGCCTTGAATCGATCCTCGGTCCGCTTGCCGTCGCTGGCGGAGATCCGAGCGGAGAGGGCCAGGCGGGAGGCTGAGCGGGAGCGCCTGCGCATTGCTGAGGATGTCGAAGGCATCCGGGCGCGGTCGCAGTCGTTGGAGGGATTCATTCGCGAGCACTGGCACGTGCTTGAACCGACCCGGCCGCTCAAGATCGGCTGGGCACTGCGGGCGATGTGCCTGCACCTGGAGGCGGTCACAGAGGGTCGCATCCAGTTCCTGCTGATCACCGTGCCGCCGGGCATGATGAAGTCGCTGGTGCTGGTGTTCTGGACTGCCTGGGAGTGGGGGCCGTGCGGTCGCCCAGACCTGCAGACCCTGGCCACTTCCTACAGCCAGCCGAACGTGCTGCGCGACAACATCAAGCTGCGCCGCCTCATCGATAGCGCCCAGTACCAGGCGGCGTGGCCGCTGAAGCTGCGCGGCGACCAGAATGCCAAGGGCAAGTTCGAGAACACCGGCAACGGCTTCAGTGAGGCCCGACCCTTCAGCTCGATGACGGGCGGACGCGGCGACCGGGTCAAGGTCGACGATCCGCACTCAACAGAAACAGCCGAGAGCGACGCCGAGCGCAAGACCGCCGTCCGCATCTTTCGCGAGGGCATCACCGACCGTCTCAACGACATCACGTCGTCGGCCATGGTCATCATCATGCAGCGCCTGCACCAGCAGGACATTGCAGCGGTGGCGATGGAGCTGGATCTGGGCTTCGTCCACCTCAACCTCCCGATGGAGTTCGAGGAGGAGCGGACGGACAAGGACGGCAAGAAGACCGGCGGTCCGTGCCGCACCTACGTCGACGGCAAGCTGTTCTTCGAGGATCCGCGCACGCAGGAAGGTGAGCTGCTCTTTCCGGAGCGCTTCCCCCGCGCCGAGATCGAACGGCTGAAGCGAGCCAAAGGCACCTACGCGTATGCCGGCCAGTACCAGCAGCGGCCAACACCGCGCGACGGTGGCTCGTTCAAGCGGGATTGGTTCGAGGTCGTGGAAGCGGCGCCGGCCATCTCGACCGCGCGCAAGGTTCGGCGCTGGGACTTCGCCGCCACCGATCCGAAGGAGAAGACCAGCAGCGATCCCGACTACACGGTCGGCCTGCTGCTGGGCGAGGCTGGCGGCATCTACTACGTGCTCGACGTGGTGCGCGACCAGGTGTCGCCCGCCGGCGTGGAGCGGATGCTGACGAACACCGCGCGGCAGGACGGCAGAACGATCAAGGTGCGCATCCCGCAGGATCCTGGCGCCGCCGGCAAGTCCAACGCCGCGCACCAGATCAAGCTGCTCGCCGGCTGGGACATCAAGGCCGCGATCGAGTCCGGATCGAAGGAGGTCCGCGCAACACCGGTGGAGGCACAGGCCGAGGCCGGGAACATCAAGCTGGTGAATGGCCCATGGGTGGCCGCCTTCCTCGACGAGATCGCCGAGTTCCCCAACGCCAAACACGACGACCAGGTCGACGCGCTCTCTGGCGCCTTCGCTGAGCTGGTCACTGGCAGCACCTACAACCTTGGAAACGCACTCTGATGGGCAAGCTCGCACAATTCAAAGACGGGCTGGTCAATCTCGTGGCCAACCTGGGCACGTCGCGCGACAAGGCGGTGCACAGCCACTACGCGCTCGCGCCGCTGAGCGACATTGATGCCAGCAACGCCTACCGCGGCACGTGGCTCGCTCGCAAGATCATCGACATTCCTGCGCTTGACGGCTGCCGCAACTGGCGGACATGGAACGCCGATCAGAGCCAGATCAGCGCCATCGAAGCGGAGGAGAAGCGCCTGGGGCTGCAGGTGAAGCTGCTGGAGGCGCACACCAAGGCGCGGCTGTTCGGTGGCGCAGCGATCTATATCGGTACCGGCGAGTCGGATGTCAGCAAGCCCCTGGACCCGACGCGGGTGAGGAAAGAGGGCATCAAGCACCTCAACGTGCTGACCAAGCGCATCCTGACCGCAGGCGAGCTGGATCGCGACGCTGAGTCGCCCAGCTTCGGCCGGCCTGCTTTCTACACGCTCACCTCAGCCCGAGCTGGCCAGGTCGAGATTCATCCCTCGCGGCTGGTCATCCTGCACGGTGCGCATCGGCCGGATCCGGATATCGATCACGGTGACGGCTGGGGCGACTCGGTCCTGATGTCGGTGAGCGACTCGGTAAAGCGGTCAGACAACACGAGCGCCAACATCGACAGCCTGGTGTTCGAGGCGAAGGTCGATGTGCTGAACATCCCGAATCTCATGTCGCAGCTGGCAGATCCTGCATATGAGGCGCAGCTGCTTCAGCGCCTGCAGCTCGCGGCGATGGCCAAGGGCATCAACGGCATGCTGGTGCTGGATGGGGAGGAGACGTACACGCAGAAGTCGGCCTCCTTCAGCGGATTGGTCGATGTGATGCTGGCCTTCCTGCAGCAGGTGTCGGGCGCGGCGGATATCCCGTTGACGCGTCTGCTGGGGCAGTCGCCCGGCGGCTTGAACAGCACCGGCGACAACGACATCCGTAACTACTACGACCGCATCAAGTCAGGCCAGGAGCTGATCTACACGCCGGCCATGTCGGTGCTGGATGAGTGCCTGATCTACTCGGCGCTCGGCAGCCGACCGAAGGACGTGTTTTACAGCTGGCGCAGCCTGTGGCAGACCAGCGACACCGAGCGCGCCACCAACGGCAAGACCACGGCCGACACGATCAAGACCCTCGCCGACACCAAGCTCATTCCCGACGATGTGCTGGCCGAGGTGGCGGTGAACATGCTGACCGAGGCGGGCGTGGCGCCTGGCCTGGAGTCGGCGATGGACGACTTCACAAAGGCGAACCCTGACTGGCAGGAAGACCAGGAAAACGACGAGCGCGCGGCGCTAGCTGCTGCTGGCCAGTCCAAGCAGCCGGACGTCAACGAGGAGTAACCCATGTTTCTGACTGATCGAGTCTCGGTGTCGGCTCCCCGCCGCACCGCGGACGGCTACCTCGTGGCCGAAGCATTCGTCGCGCGCACGGGCATCCAAGACTACCTGGGCAGCGAGCTCGGGCGGCCTGACCTGGAGGTGGTGCGGTTGTATCGACCGCCGGAGGAGGTGTTCTCCGACGAGACGCTGCGCAGCTATGCGCATCGGCCCATGACGAACGACCACCCGCCGGAACAGGTCAACGCTGACAACTGGAAGAAGTACGCGGTCGGCCAGACCGGCGACGAAGTTGCCCACGACCAGACGCGCGTGCGCGTGCCCTTGGTCTTGATGGATCAACAGGCCATCACGGACTACGAGGCCGGCAAGCGCGAGCTGTCGCAGGGCTATTCGGCCGAGATCGACTGGACAGCTGGAACCACGCCGGAAGGCGAGCACTACGACGCGGTGCAGCGAAACATCCGCAACAACCACCTGGCCCTGGTCCGCCGTGGCCGGGCCGGCTCTCAGTTTCGCATCGGGGATGGGCGCGCCCCCGGTGGAAAGGATCGCGCCGACAACCCAACGAGGAACAACACCATGAGCAACACCAACACCCGGACCGTCATGGTCGATGGGCTGCCGGTCGAGTGCACCGACGCCAGCGCCATCGCCATCGACAAGCTGCAGCGCCAGCTCTCCGACTCCAACGCAGTTGCCGCGCGCCAGGCGACCGAGCACACCGCAGCCCTGGCGCTGAAGGATGCCGAGATCGCCAAGCGCGACGCCTCCATCGACGACCTGAAGGGCAAGGTGTTGGACGCCGCTGCCCTGGATGCGCGCGTGCAGGCGCGTGGTGACCTGCTGGCCACGGCCAAGGCAATCCACGACACCGACTACCGCGGCAAGAGCGATGCGGACGTTCGCAAGGCTGCCGTCATCGGCAAGCTCGGCGACGCCGCCATCGCCGGCAAGGGCGACGCCTACATCGAAGCGCGCTTCGACATCCTCGCCGATGGCGTCAAGCCGTTCGACCCGGTAGCGCGCGCACTGAGCGATGGCGCAGCACACCGCACCGTCGTGCAGGACAACGGCTACGCCGCGTCCGTCGCCGGCCTCGATTACCGCACCAAGAACCAGGGGGCCTAAGCCATGGCACTGCAAACCAACTACCCGGACATCCAGCCTGCAGCCACGCGCGGCATGCAGGCCACGATGATCCCGTCCACCATCATCTCTCGCACTGTCGAGGACGTCGCCGGCCTCGCGTTCGGCCTGGCCGTGGCACAGGGCGCGACGGACAAGGGCATCGTCACGTTCGGCGGCGCCAACCTGAAGTTCGTCGGCATCACGCTGCTGGATCGCTCGGCCACGGGCCTGGACCTGTTCCCGCAGCGTGCATCGGCGCGCGTCATCACCAAGGGCGACATCTGGGTGACCGCCTCGGTCGCCGTCGCCGCCGGCGATCCGGTGTACCTCACCGCAGCCGGCGCGTTCACCAACGTCGCCACCAACAACACCGCCATCAATGGCGCCCGCTGGGACACCAGCACCACCGCGGCAGCCCAGCTGGCCGTTGTCCGTCTCGGCTAAGGAGCCTATCCGCATGCGTGCACATCCACTCTTCGACGCCCAGGTGGTCATGGGCTTCGTGGTCTCGCAGACCACCATCATCGAGCCCGGCGTCTACCGGACCGTCTACCCGGACATCCAGTACCGCGACCTGATCCCGGTCGATACGTCCGGCAGCGAGTTCGCCACGTCGGTCACCTACTACTCGCAGGACCAGTACGGCAAGGCTGACTGGATCAACGGCAACGCCGACGATATCCCGAAGGCCGGCACCAACCGCTCGCAGTTCCAGACCGGCGTGCACACCGCTGGCATCGGCTACGGATACGGCTGGGAAGAAATCGGCCGCGCACAGCTGCTCGGTATCAACCTGCCCAACGAGGACGCAGCCGTCGCGCGTCGTGCATCCGAGGATATGGTCGACCGCGTCGCGCTGTTCGGCGACGCCAGCAAGGGGTTCAGCGGCCTGTTCAACGCAGCAGGTGTCACTCCGGTAGCGGCACCCACTGGCGACTGGCCCAACGCCACTCCCGATGAGATTGTCGGCGACATGAACCAGGCGCTGTTGAATGTGTTCAATGGCACGAACACCGCAGCGATCGCAGATCGACTGTTGCTTCCCTGGTTGCGCTACCTGCTGATCGCCACTCGCAAGATGAGCGACAACAGCGACATGACCATCCTGCAATGGTTCTTGGCGAACAACGTTTACACCGTGCAGACAGGGCAGCCACTGACCGTGCGCGGCCAGCGCGGCCTGGACACTGCAGGTGTCGGCGGCGTGCCCCGCCTGGTCGCGTACCGCTACGACGCCAACGTGCTGAAGCTGCACATGCCGATGCCGCACCGCTTCCTGCCCGCGTGGCAGTCCGGCCCGTTGCGCTGGGACATCCCGGGCGTGATGCGCCTGGGCGGCCTGGACGTGCGCCTCCCGAAGCAGGTCGTCTACGTCGACGGCATCTGATCCACAACGGCCCCGCGCGGCACAGGCGGGGCCACACCGGAGCATGCAATGAAGATCAGCAACAACCACAAGACGCCGCTGGCGTTGCCGGACGGCACCGAGATCATTCCCGGCTCGCCGGCCATCGTGCCCAACTGGCAGGCCATCAAGAAAAACGCCGTCGTGCAGGCGTGGCTCGCCGCGAGCATCCTCACCGAGTCGGAGGACGACACCGCGCCGTTCCTGCTCGGCACGTTCAACCTGCCCGACAGCATCCTGCTCATCGAAGGCGGCGACAGCGTCACGCGCGACGACGTCGTGCAGCACGCGTTCAAGGCCTCGGCGCTGTCGCTGGAGGACTGGAATTCGCTGGACGAGGTGGACCGCGAGGCACGTATCAGCGCATCGCTCGACGCGCTGAAGGCCGAAGCCGCTGCTGCCGCGCAGGCGGTGATCGACGCGAAGGCCGCCGACGATCAGAAGAAGGTCGATCTGATCGCCAAGCTGGAAGCCGGCGGCATCAAGCACGACAAGCGCTGGGGCTTGGAGAAGCTGCAGGCCGCGCTGGACGACGCCGAGAAGCCCAAGACCGGGAGCTGACCATGTACGGCACGCTGGAAGGAGCAGACGCGTATCACCTGGTCCGTGGCAACGCGGCATGGGCGGCAGGCAGTGAGGAGGCCCGCAGGGCGTCCCTGGTGCGCGGTACCGACTACATCGACGGCAGGTACCGGGTGCTGGTGTCTTCGGGCCGGTGGCAGTCGATGTTCCCCGGCGTGCGTACCGAGGGGCGGGGCCAGCCGAACGAATGGCCCCGCACAGGCGCAGTGGATTACGACGGCAACCCGATTGCCGCCGACGTGGTGCCGATCGAGGTGGAGCACGCGGCGTACGAAGGAGCGCTGCGCGAGCTGATCGAGCCCGGCAGCCTATCGCCGGACTACGTCGCGAGCGCGCAGGTCACGCGCGAGAAGGTCGGCCCGATCGAAGTCTCATACGGTGCCAGCACCGCTGCAGGCAGTACGCCAAACCGTCCGGTCATTCCGGGCATTGACGAGATCCTGGCGCCGCTGCTGCGTCGCCCGATGGTGATGCCAGCCGTGAGGGTGGTCTGATGGCCGCAGCGCTCTATGCACGACTGGAAGCCACCGCTCGCAGGCTGATCGGTGGCTATGGATACGCCACACAGCTGGAGCGCGACGGCGCCGTCACCGGGCCGCCGCACAACCCGCAGCAGGGGCCGCCAACGCGGCACGACTGCAAGGTGGTGGAAACCGAGTACAGCCTGACCAACCGCAACACCACGCTGGTGCTGCAGGGGGACAAGCTGGGGCTGATCTCCACCGATGTCGCCATTGAGCCAACGCTGCACGACAGGATCCTGCTCGGCAGCGTGCTGTATCGCTTCATTGACCTGCAGCCGCTGTCACCGGGCGGGCAGATCCTCATGTACGAATTCCATGCGAGACGCTGATGGCCGCAACAACTTCCCGCCAACTCGAACAGCTGGCGGCGAAGCTGGAGCCGGCCATCGCGCGCGTGTTCCTCAAGGCGATATCCGAGGTCACCAGTCAGGCAGGCGTGCAGCTCATCGCGGACCTGCTGCAGGCCGGGCGGATCGACGACGTGCTCACCGTGATGGGGCTGGACGAGCCGCGCTTTGCGGATCTGGGCGAAGCGCTGCGCAACGCCTACGCGGCAGGCGGGCAGCAGGGTGTGTCGGAGATGCCGAAGATGCGGCTCAGCCTGGATCCCATCATCACCGGCAACTACAAGCCACGGCAGGACGTGCGTTCGCCCGCACTGCGTCCGAGCTTCGACCTGCGCAACCCCACCGCCGAGGCCTGGCTGCGCGACAAGTCCAGCAACCTCATCACCGGCATCGTCAACGACCAGCGAACGCTGATCCGCAACGTGCTGGAGAGCGGCATGGTCGCTGGCCGCAATCCGCGTCAGAGCGCGCTGGACATCGTGGGGCGCGTAGGAGACACGGGCCGGCGCACCGGGGGCGTGCTGGGCCTGACATCGCAGCAGGGCCAGTTCGTTCAGAGCATGCGCGGGGAGCTGGCCAGCGGTGACCCGAAGGAGATGGCGAAGTACTTTGGCCGTAAGCGCCGCGACAAGCGCCTCGACGGCATCGTCAAGCGGGCCATCGCCGCTGGCAAGCCGGTATCGCAGGCGGACATCGACAAGATCGCTGGACGCTACGCCGACCGGCTGCTGCAGCTGCGTGGCGAGATGATTGCGCGCACCGAGTCGATCGGCAGCTTGAGCGCTGGACGCGAGGAGGCGTATCGGCAGCAGATCGAATCCGGCGCGCTGTCGGCAGACAACGTCATCGGCACGTGGTCGGACACTGGCGACCAGCGCACCAGGCACACGCACAAAGCCATGAACGGGCAGCGGCGCGTCTTCGGCGAGCCATTCCAGTCGCCCAGCGGCGCACTGATGAATTACCCGGGCGACACGAGCCTCGGCGCCGGCCCGGAGGAGATCGTCGGCTGTCGCTGCATGAAGCAGTACCGGATCGACATGACAGCGGAGGTGCTACGTGGCAAGCAAGTTCGGTAACCAGGTCCGCGCATTCGCCGAGAAGGCCAAGCAGCGGCAGGAGGCCATCTTTCGCGAGTCGGCGCAGGCGGTGATGGACCAGGCGAACACGCCGGAGGGGCAGGGCGGGAGGATGCCGGTTGATACCGGGTTCCTGCGCAACTCCGCTGTCGCATCCAAGGATGGTCCGGCGTCCTCGGAAAGCGGCGAGCCCGCGCTGGTCTTCGCAGCCCTGCAGCTGGGCGAGGCCGTCTGGGCCGGCTGGACCGCGGCCTATGCGATGCGCATGGAGCATGGATTCAGCGGCAAGGATAGCTTGGGCCGGCAGTACGAGCAGGCCGGCAAGGGCTTCATGCGCGCTGCTGCGCAGAACTGGGACTTCATCGTCAACGAGGTCACCGCGAAGGTGAAGGCACGCATTCCATGAGCGACACCGCGATCTATGACGCCTTCGCCGGCCTGGTTGGCGTCTTCGCTGCGAGTATCGGCCTGCCGTGCTCCTATCCGAGCATTGGCTTCACCCCGCCGACCAGCGGATCCTGGCTCGAGCTGCAGTGGTTTCCCAACCAGACGCAGAATTACGGCATGGAGGACGACGGGCCGTCGCTGATGCAGGGCTTCGGGCAGCTGGCGCCGTGCTATCGGCCAGGCGCCGGCATCATGGTCGGCATGCAGCTCACCGACCAGATCATCGCGGCATTCGGCAAGGGCACGACCTTCGCCGGCATGCGCGTGTACCGAAGGCCGTGGACCTCAACCATCATCCAAGACCCGGAGCGGCACATGCATCCGGTGACCATCATGTGGCGCGGTTTTGTGTGATAGGTCGTGATTGCAAATCAATAATGATTGCTTCAGGGTCGGACTTCGGCAATGAAGGAGTTTGTTATGAAATACCGCTTACGCCTGCTGCACCAAGTTCCGAATACGCCTGATGCCGCTGTCGCCGTAACTTTTGAAAAGGAGTGGCTGCGCAGCGATAAAAATGCGCTCTCTGTGCCCAAGACGACGCTAGCAGATTGGGATGGAGCGTCTGGGCTATATACCGGGAGATGGCCTGAACCAAACAGTCGCGTAGTTCGGCTTACCGTAGATCCCAACGATCCACGTCGGGCTTGGTTTGCAGACGCTTTCGCGTCCGAAAAACCGATGCCGAAGCACCATATTTTTTTTGATGGCTATCTGGAGAAGGGAGTCGATCTTAGAATTTCGCACGAGGAACAAGATCACGCGTACGACTACATATTCAAGGTGAATGAATCAGGGCCTACATAGCAAAGCACACCCCGGTATTGCCGTGGGAAAACCAATGAGACCCGCCTTTAGGCGGGTTTTTTTATGCCCAAAGCGAGGAGATATCAGCAATGGCTGAGGCACAAACCAACAGCGGTTCCAAACTCTACATCTGCGCCACGCCGAAGAACGAGGATCTGACCCAGACCCAGTTCGCGGCGCTGACCTGGGTGCAGGTCAAAAAGGTCGGCAGCGTCGGCGAGCGCGGTCTGACCACCAACATCGTCACCTACGACACGTGGGACACCGCTGTCGCACTAAAGGGCAAGGGCATCTCGAATGCAGGCGACCCCGAGGTCGAGGTGGCACGCGTGTTGGACGATCCGGGCCAGGTCGCGATGCGTGCCGCCGGCTTGCCGTCGGTTACGGACGCGTACGCCTTCAAGGTCGAGCGCCCGTCCGGCGAAATCGAGTACCTGCGCGGCTTGGTCACCGGCCCCCGCACGCCGGGTGGTCGCAACGAGGACTTCGTGCTGCACGTCTATTCGCTTGCCCTCAACCAGGTGCCAGTGGAAGTGCCGGCGCCTGCAACGTCGTGAACGGCAATCCACGGCAGTGACGTGATTGAGTAGGGTGATTGACAAAGAGCGAGCTGGCGATGGACATCTAACCTAAACTAGAGGAAAGGGGAGGATGTTATGGCCACTGATCCAGCTAACACGTTGTCGGAAATTAGTAGCGAAGTTAAATCCGCGGTTGTCAGTAGGTTGCGAAATCCGTTTCTGGGCGTTTTCACGCTTAGCTGGATTGTTTGGAACCACAGGTTGCTTTTTGTACTTTTTGGTGACATGAAGGTCATTGAACGCTTCGCTTACATCGATAAATATATCTATCCAACCGCGAAGGAGTTTGTCAGTTTAAATCTTCTGGGCCCAGGGCTATCTGCGCTTTTGTATATAGCAGTCCTGCCTTGGTTCGCTGAGCAAGCATTGGTGATGAGCCTCTGGTATCAGCGACGGCAGAAAAAAGCTGAGCTAAAGTCCGAAGGGCTAGAAGTGCTGACTGAAGACCAGGGGGCGGAACTACGTCAGCGAATTGCCTCGCGAGACGCGAAGATCACGGAGCTCAGTCAGCGCTCGGCCGTCTTGGAAAGGAGGGCAGTAAGGTTTGAGGTACAAGAGGTGATCATCGGTGGGAAAGACGAGCAAGCTCTAAGGGAAATCCTCCTCAAATATCTGCAAATTGAGTTATTTATAGAAAAAAATCATTACCAGGGGTCGAATAACGGACTTGTCAGATTTGACAAGGACGGGTACGTTAATTTGCGAAAGGGAAATTCGAGCGCAATGGCTGGCGTTGAAAGGTGGGCGCTCGAAAAGGACTGTCTTGTTCTTTATTCGGCTGCGAGAGAGGTGCTTGGGCGACTCTCGTTCAATAGTAATCAAAGAGGGTTTTTCCACGGGATCGTCAATGGGGCGGACGTGGTGCTCCTTGCAAAGGATTAGCCGAGATTGATTTCGCAACTACATAGACCCGCCTAGGCGGGTCTTTTCTTTTTTGGAGTTTGAAATGAACGATATTTCCACCATCGTGGCCGCCGAGCGCGCCATCGACATCAAGCACCCCGCTACCGAGGCCGCTGTCGGCCTGCGCATCACGCTGCTGCCCGACAGCCACCCTAAGGTGCGCGCGGCCAGCCGCAAGGCGCTGAACGACCGCCTGATGGGCAAGGGCAAGATCACCGCCGAGAAGATGGAGCAGGGCCGCATCGACATGCTCGTTGCATCTGTCGGCGGCTGGGATTGGCAGGGCGACCTGACCTTCCACGGCAGCAAGCCGGATCTGACCGACGAAGCGCTGCGCAAGGTGCTGAAGGAGCTGCCGTGGATCAGCGACCAGCTGGAGGTGGAGCTGGGGAACCGCGCGGAGTTTTTTCGCAGCCCTGAAGGCGAGGATCTCTGACGCCACGTATCTCACCGTCCGGTACGACATGCCGGACGCGAAGGGCGAGACGCGGCGGCAGCGCAACGCACGCTTCGAGGAACCGGCGCCTGCCGTCGACATGCCAGAAGAAGCCGCGCACGTGTGGGACTGGTTCTGGTTGATCTCCGGCCGGCGCCGATCCGGCCCCGAGGCGCTGTCCTACGCCGAGCTCGACGCGTGGCAGCGCCTGCTGCTGCGCGATGTGCTCCCCGAAGAGGTGGAGATGCTCATGGCGATGGACGACGCCTACCTGCGTGCCGTGCGCGAAGAACAAGCAGCGGCGCGCGAGCGGCCGCCGGAACCGAGCAACACCTGGAGCTGATTGATGGATATCGCCGAACTTGGCTTTAAGGTCGACTCGAGTGGCCTGGTCGAAAGTACCAGAGCTCTGGACCAGAACGCTGCCGCAGCCGACAAGGCCAGTGGATCAGCAGATCGGCTGGAGCGTTACTTCCAGTCGATGTCCCGCTCGATCGACCGCTCAGCCGTTGCGTTGGGCGATCGTTTGGGCGGAGCGCTTGAGCGGATCGGCGTCGGTACCGGCACCGTAATCACCGAACTGCAGGCGATGAACCGCGCGCAGGCGGAGATCGTCTCGGCGCTGGCAGCGATGGAGGGGCGTCTCTCCGGTGCTGCAGCTGGATTGCAGGCCTACGGCGCGGCGGGCAAGAGTGCCGCTGCCGATGCGAGTGCGTCTGCCGCGGCGTCGGAGAAGCTGGAACGGCAGCTGGCAGAGCAGGAGGCGCGCTACCGCAGCGTCGCGCAGCAGGCGATGGCGTATGCCGAAGCGGGCCGCACGACGAACCTGTCGGATCGTGCCCTGGCTGAGGCTGCGCGCGATGCGGCGGCGGGCATCGACGTGCAGGCTGCGGCGATGTCGCGCGCCGGTACCGAGCAGGAACGCATGGTGGCGCGTGCGCGCGCGTTGCAGGAAGCCGAGGCACGCACCGCCAACCAGGCACGTGCAGCGGCGGAGGCGGCGCAGGCGCAGGAGATCAACCTGAAGCGCCTGCTCGCGCAGATCGATCCCACCGTTGCTGGTTTGAACCGGCTGGCCGAGATGGAGGAGCGGCTGGAGCGTGCCGGCGACCTGGGGCTGATCAAGCCGCAGGTGATGCAGCAATACCAGGCGCAGATCGAGGCAAGCCGGCAGGCGCTGCTGAAGTCCAAGAACACCACCGAGCAGTACGGCATGACCGCGCGCCAGACGGCAGCGGCGATGCGCATGATCCCGGCGCAGATGACGGACATCGTCACCAGCGTGGTCGCCGGACAGCCGATCTGGATGGTGGCGATCCAGCAGGGTGGACAGCTGAAGGACCAGCTCGGTGGCATCGGCCCGGCTGCGAAGGCCGTGTCCTCGTATGTGCTGGGCATGGTCAATCCGATGACATTGTCGGCTGCCGCCGCAGTCGCATTGGCGGTGGCGCTGAAGCAGAGCCAGGACGAGCTGTTCGAGTTCCAGAAGAACCTGATCCTCACCGGCCGCAATGCCGATATCAGCGGTGGCCAGTTCCGCGGCTTGGTTTCGGAGCTGGACAATCTGAAGGGCGTGACGCGAGGCGGGGCGCTTGATGCGCTGAATGCTGTCGCTGCTTCCGGCCAGTTCGCCGGCAAGCAGTTCACGATGGTGGCCGAGGCAGCGGCGCGCATGGAGGCGTCCACCGGCCAGGCCACCAGCAAGACCGTCGAGGCGTTCCAGCGCATCGCACGTGATCCTGTGGATGCGTTGGTGGAGCTCAACAAGCAGGAAGGCTTTCTCAACACCGCACAGCTGCAGCGCATCATCACGTTGCAGGAAGAGGGGCGGCAGCAGGAGGCCGTGGCCGAAGCGCTGCAGCTGTACTACGAGCGATCCATCAACGTCGCGAACCAGACCGAGGCCGTCATGCCCGGGATGGCGCAAGGGTGGCGCACCATCAAGGACGAGATCAGCGGCGCCTGGGGGGCACTGGTCAATTTCAGCGGCGCGCTCACGGATGTTGGCCGGAACAGCGGGCTGCAAGATTCCTGGATCGCGAAGCTGGCCAGCGCAGGTCCGCGTGCCGGCTTCGCCCTCTTGGCCGGCCTGAAGGATGAGATGGGCCGGCTGTCGGCTCAGGCGCGCAATCCATACGGACTGCCGGCGGCCGTCAACGAAGAGGCTCCCGACAACCGTAAGGCGGTCGAGGACTACAACAAGGTTTTGCACGACAGCCAAGCAGCTGAGAAGGCTGCGTCCGAGGCTCTGAACGCTCGAATGGCAGGCTTGGATCGGGCGAGCGCAAAGCAGGCGGCGCTCAACAAGATCATCGAGATCTACAACAAGCTTCCAGACAGCGACGCACGCCACTTCGACGGATCGATGCAACGGCTGATCGCGCAGTCGAATGCGCAGGTGGACAAGCAGTTCAACCAGCGTGAGGGCATCGGCAAGGCGAACACAGGCGACAACGCGGCGCAGAGCTTCATCGCCAGCGTGCAGCGGCAGATCACCGCCAACCAGCAACTGGCGGAGAGTGGCGACAAGGTGTCGGCCAGCGACCGCCTGGTGATCCAAGCGCGGCAACTGCTGGCAGACAAGACCAACACGATGACGGCAGCGAGCAAGCAGCTGCTGCAGGCGATGATCCCGCAGCTACAGGCGAGTGATGCGCAGGCCGAGAAGGCGAAGCAGACACAGCGCGATCTGGTGGCGCAGGCGGCTTTGACCGAGCGGCTGACGCAGCTGGAAAAGCAGCGTCAGGAGCAGTCGGATGTCGATCTGATGGGCATCGGCCGCGGCGCTGACGCCACGCAGATGCTGCAGCGCCAGCTGGATATCCAGCGCGAGTACTTGCGTGAACGGGAGAAGCTGGAAAAGGAGCAGCGCGGGCAGAACCCGCTCAGCCAGGGCGAGTACCAGAACGAGATCGCCATGCTCGAGGCGAGCCGGGAGCGCTCGCTGGAGATCGAACGTAGCTACCAGCAGCAGCGCATGCAGTTGCTCGGTGACTGGCGCACCGGTTTCACCCGCGTGTGGGACGACTACGTTTTCGCCGCAGCCAACGCATCAGAGCAAGCTGGATCGCTTCTTGTGAATGGCCTTGGCGCCGGCGAAGACGCGTTCGTGCGGTTGGTGCAAACCGGGAAGCTGTCCTTCAGCAGCCTGATCGATTCGATGATCGCTGACTTGGCGCGCTACGCGTTCAAGCAGCAAGCGGTCGGTCTGATCGGTGCGTTTATGGGTGGTGGAGTTGGAGCAGCAGGATCCGCAGCCGTCACCGGCGGCACGCAGTCGATCACCAGCAGCCTGGGTGAGTCGCTGGTCGGTGGCGTCAGCTTTGGCGGTGGCCGCGCCAACGGCGGCCCAGTCGCACCGGGCTCGCTGTACGAAGTGGGCGAAGGCGGCGATCCGGAGCTGTTCCAGCAGGGAGGCCGCAGCTACCTGATTCCGGGTAACCGCGGCCAGGTGGTCCCGGCAGCGCCGATGGCGTCAGGCGGCTCGGGCTCGGGTACAGGGGTGGAGGTCAACGTAAAGGTTATCAACGCCCCGGCAGGGACGACCGCGACAGCCACGCGCAACGATCGCGGTGGCGTTGATCTGGAGGTGCTGGTTGGCGCCGTCGACAAGGCGATTGGAGGTCGGATTGCCGCCGGCACCGGCGCCACCTATGCGGGGATCAAGGGGCGGCTAGACGTCCGGGATAGGCGCTGATTGCCTATTCCGGCTGGCGCGGTGGTGCGCCCATAGAAGCCAGAAACGAGTCAACCATTCTGCCGACCGATGTCGTGTTGTGCCTGGCTGCGTCAACAAGCTTGGCTTTGATATCAGCCGGAACGGTGTCATCGCTGTTGGCGATGGTGTCTGCCATTTCCTCCTCTGCGGCTGAAATTACATCGAATGCGGCGCCGCGCGGATCGTCGTGCTCGCGCGTCGCCGTGGCGATTGCGAAGGCTACTAGGACGTTGAGCGACATCAGGCGACCCATAACGTCGAGGTCTACATTTTGATTTTCCATTGTTCAACTCTTCATTGGCCGGAGGGCGGAGTATGACCGCCATGGGTTCTCCTGGGGAGCGCGCCTAATGGCCAGCTTTCCCTCAAATATTCGACTGCTGGTCGGCGATCTCGGTGAAGAACCGGACCCGTCCGTGCAGCGCACCGAGATGGAGCGCGGCCCGGCCAAGCAGGCAATCATCAACACGCGTGTCATGGTGGAGCTGCCAATCACCATGGTGTTCCTGACGGCTGAGTCGATGGTCGCGTTCGACGACTTCTACTTCGACGAAATCGGTCGCGTGGGCTACTTCGACATGGTGCATCCGCGTACTCGCAAGCAGATCTCCGCGCGCTTCAAGGGTGGCGCCATCGGTCGGCTTCAAGCCACTAATTCGGCTTTCACCCAGGGCACGCGGCAGGCCGTCGTGGAGTATCTGCGATGAGCAACTTCCTTGAACGCCGGCAGCGCGTCACGGATCCTGATGGGCCGCTTGAGCTGCTGGAGATGACGGCGCCCTCGTTCGGCGCGGTTCTGCGCATCGCCAACGACACGCAGGATTGGGTGAGCAACGGAAACACCTACGTCGGGTATCCGTTCCGCTTCACGCCGCCAGCTGACCAGGCCGGCCAAACGCCACGCGCACAGCTCGAAGTGGACAACGTGGGGCGCGGGATCACCGATGACCTGGAGCGCATGCGGCCTAACGAAATGGTGATGTGCCGTGTCCTGGTCACGGACCGTGTGCAACCCGACGTCATTGCTCGGCGGTTCTACCTGCCGCTGACACAGGTGCGCGCTGCCGGCCCGCTGATCACCGCGCAGATCGGCGTGGACTTCTTCATGCGGCAGCAAGCGGTAAAGCTGCGCGCGAATCCGCACACGCTGCCGGGGATCTTCTGATGCGGGCCAGCGAGGTGGAGCGGTTCCTCAACATCCCGTACGACGCCGACAGCTACGACTGCGCCGACCTGGTGATGCAGGTGCAGCGCGAGCTGTTCGGCCGCGACGTGCAGGTGCCGGTGCGGCGCCCGCGTGGTGCTGCAGGGCAGGTGGCGCTGGGCGAGTTGTCCCGTGCATATGCGGCGCCAACCAACAGGCCGGCCGACGGCGACCTGGTGCTGATGTTCGACAAGGGCCAAAGCCGGCCCGGGCACGTCGGCGTCTTCTTCTACCTGGCCCACGAGGGTTGGGTGCTTCACACAACCAGCGCGCTCGGCAGCAGCTGGCTGCATCGGGTGCGCGAGCTGCCGGACTACGGCGCACGGATCGAGGGGTATTACACATGGGTCTGATGACCACGCCCGCGAGCAACGGCCAGCTCGTGCTGACGCCGCACCCGGTCACGCTGGAAGGGCAGCGCCACATCGCGATGGATCTGCAGCCGGGCGAGCGCCTGTGCGATTTCCTGCATCGGCACGTGATTGATCTGGACCAGGGCGACTGGTCGGTGTCGATCGGTGGGCGCGTCGTGCCGCGGCATCTGTGGGCCTACGTCTATCCCAAGGATGGCCAGGTCATTGAGGTGCGCGGCGCCGTCGGCAGGAATGCGCTGTACATCGTGGCCATGGCCGCGTTGATCTACTTCACTGGCGGCGCTGGTGCGACGTGGGCTGCGGGGCTGGGCACTACCGGTGCGGCGGTTGCGTACACGGCAGCCTTTGTTGCTGGCTCGCTCCTGATCAATAAAACGCTAGGGCCGAAGGTGGAGAGCCCTGCGGGGCCGAGCACGGCGGGCACCGTCTACAGCTTGGGTGCGCCGCGCAACCGTCTGCGCCCGTATGAGCCGGTGGGCCTGTTGTTCGGCCGCATGCTGATTGCGCCCGACTTTGCCAGCAAGCCATACACCTTCTACGAGGGTGACAACCAATTCGTCGGCATGGTGCTCACGCCGGGCATCGGCGTCGGCCGCGTGGGTGCGTTCACCAATGCCGGCACGCCGCTGTCCAACTACGAGGGCGTGAGCGTCTACCACTCCGGCTACAGCCAGATGCCGGATGAGACCATTCCGCTATACAGCAACGTAGACACCACCGACGGTGGTGAGCTGCCGGATACGGCCGACTTCGTGACACGCACCACCAGCGCCGACACCGTGCGCATCCAGATCAACCTGGAATACGTGCTGGGCGGCGTGGGCACGTCCGGCAAGAAATACAACGTGTCGGAGACCGTGCATGTGCAGTACGCGCCGGCGGGCACCGGCATCTGGACCACGCTGGCCACGCAGATGTTCACAGGCGACAAGCTAGACGTCAGCAAGCGCGCCACGGTGTCGGCGGATGTGGCCAAGGGCCAGTACGACGTGCGCGTGCGCATCCTGGGGCAGGGCAACTACGAGGGCGAAAACACTCAGCGCAACGACTTTCAATGGTCGACGATGGGCAGCGTGCAGGCCGACACGGCGACCTACGGCGGCCTGGCGCGCACCGGCATCCTGCTGAAGGCCACAGGCCAGATCAACGGTCAACCCGATGAACTGCGCGCCGAACACATCGCAGCGCCGATCCCGGTGTGGCGTAATGGCAGTTGGGTGGCGGAGGAATCGAGCAACCCAGGCGCGCACATCCTCAAGTACGTCCGCGGCTATTACGACCGGAACGGCAAGCTCATCGCCGGCATGGGCAAGAGCGACGAGGAGATCGACATCGAATCGCTGCAGGGCTTTATGGGCCACTGCGAGGCTAACGGCTACACCTACGACTACTGGCTTTTTGAAGAGCGCAACCACGACGAGGTGCTGCAGACCATCGCATTAGCCGGCATGGGGCAGACCACGTGGGCCGGGGGGCGGTTGTCGGTGGTGTGGGCCGCGGACGAACAGCCGCTGTCGGGCGTGGTCAACATGGCCACGATGAAAAAAGGCAGCTTTGCTGTCGACTACACGCTGGCTAACGCGGCTGACGGCATCGAGTACAGCTATTTCGACAGCACGACGCAGAAGGTCGAGATGGTGCGTGTAGCTGCGCCTGGCGTCGACGTCGAAGATATGCTCAGTCCGGCGCGCTTGACCGGGGAAGGTGTCACCGGGGAGCAGCATGCGGCCGAATTGGCCCGCTACCACCTGGGCCAGAGCCTTTTCCAGTACAAAGACATCAGTTTTGCGCTAGATACCGAGTACCTGACGTTTCGGCGACTCGCCAAACTAGCCCTGTCCCACGACGTCACGCAGTGGGGCTTCGGCGGGCGGATCGTGGCGGCCGATCGCAGCCCGCTGCTGGGCACGATCACACTGACGCTGGACGAGCCGGTGCCGCCGCCCGCATCAGGAAATGCATTTATCGGCCTGCGTATTCCGGGCGAAGCGGTCTACCGCACGTTCCGTGTGCGCAGTTTCGCGGAAGCAACCGATACCATCCAGCTGGTTGAGGCATGGCCAGATGACGCGGCACTACCTGGCGAGAGCTATGCCGATGCGATGGTTTCAGGTGGCTGGCAGGACAATCCAGCGCACGACACCATTTGGATCTATGACTTTAAGATCACGCCAGGCTACGTCGGCCGCGTGGTCGCGATCGAGCCGGAAAGTGATCTGAAAGGCGCCAGCATCAGCGTGGTACCGGAATCGCCGGAGTTCTGGACCTACGTCAAGACGGGCGTGTACCAGCCGCCAGAGAGCGGCTCGTCACTGGCCACGCGCCCGATCGTCAGCAACCTGGCGATCAACGAGGATCAGATCACCACCGGTGACGTCACGGCAACGGACCTGGTAGCCACCTTCGACATCAGCGGCCCGTTCGATCACGCGGTGGTGTACGCCTCGGCGTCGGACGGCAATGGCGAGCTGGTGGAGATGGCGCAGACGCGCACGCGCACGGCGCGGTGGCGTATACCGCGCGCCGGCACCTACACCATCAACGTGCGTCCGTTCGGCCCGGAAGGGCAGATGGGTGTGGGCGCCTCGCTGATCTTCACGACCACTGGGGCCGACGCGCCGCCGGTGAACTACGACCTGTTCGACGTGGAGGAGATCTCCGGCGGCATCCGGCGCTACACCTGGGGCTTCTGGAACGACACCATCCAGTCGGCCAACCTGGCCGGCGCGGAGATCCGCTACGCTCAGGCCCCGGAGCAGGGCGCGCCGATGCCGGCGTGGGACGCCATGACGCCAGTCGGCGACAGCGGTTACCACACGGGCGCATTCGATTCGCCGATCCCGTCCTCGGGCAATTGGACGTTTGCCATCCGCGCGCGCAACACCAACGGCACGCTGTCGGTGGCGGCCAAGTACATCACCAAGACGCTGGGCAAGAACCTGGGCGAGCTGCAGCAGGAGATGCAGCAGGCAATCGACAAGACAACCGAAGAGATCCGCAAGGGCTTCCTGGAGGCAGTCGCGCGCGATCAGGAGTTGGCCCTTCAACTGCAGAAGCAGGCACAGAATTTGGCGAACCTGCAGGGGCTGGTGGACGCGCCGGAGTGGACAAACAACAAAGCATGGCCCGATGGCGCATTCGTGAAATACCAAGGTGGGCTGTTGGCGGCGAAGCAGGCGGTGCCAGCAGGAGTTGCGATCAACGACACCCGATATTGGGACTACATCGGTCAGTACGCGACGCTTGCTGAAGCCATGGGGGCAATCAGCGTATCGACCAGCCAGATCAGCAACCGCGTTCAGCAGATCAATCAGGAACTGGTCGTCCTCGCAAACGACGTGCGCGGTGTCCAAAGCTCGCTTAGTGGAAAGGCAGACGCTTCTGCAGTGCAGGCGCTGACGACGCGGCTTACACAGGCGGAGAATAGCCTGACGGCGCTGTCGCAACAGATCAGCACAGTGCAGAGCCAGATCGCGGGCAAGGCGGATGCATCAGTCCTGCAAGCACTACAGACGCAGGTCACCCAAGTCGGGAATGAGGTTACATCGCAAGGAACTGCGATCACCGCGGTGCGGTCTCAAACTGGTTCGGGAGCGAATTTCCTTAACAACGCGGCCTTTGAGTCTGACACCAGCGGTTGGAGCGTCTACTACAACCAGGACGGTGGGGCGACATCGCTGACGCGCGTTCTGCCGGGTACGTGGGTGCCGGGTGGCTGCTACGCCCTCGAGATTCAACGGTCCCCGAATCCGAACCTCTACGGCGACTTCGTCGTCCAGTCGGCAGGAATGTCCGCTGAGCCGGGCAAGCGCTACTGCGCCTCGTCGTATGGCGGGCGCCAGCGCTGTGCTGGCGAGGTCGGCATTGCCTTCTACAACGCCGACGACCAGATGCTAGAAAGCCAGTTCTCTGAATCTTTCAATGCTTCTGGCGGCAACACGCTGAGTGCATACGATCGAAGAGGAGTTTTTCGCACGGCACCAACTGGAACGGTGCGTGTACGCATGTTGATTCGCATGCGGTCACCCTACGACAACAGCAGTCAGTTTGGCCCGGTTATGTGGATCGTCAAGCCAGCGATCAACGAGGTTGCGGCGACGACGACGGTCATCCCACCGTGGGCACCGTCGGCGACAGCGATCGACTTCAAGTACGCGAGCGCGACTCAGTCATTGCAGACACGCGTCACCATCGCCGAGAACGGGGTCGCGAGCTACCAGGCTTCCTACACGTGGGCGCTGGACGTGAACGGCAAAGTCATCGGCATGCGCTCGGTAAACAACGGAGTGATCGGCAAGATCACCTTCTCTGCAGACGTGGTGGAAATCATCGGCGCCACACCTGGCGGCGGTCGCAACGAGTTCGTGGGTGGCAAGTTCTACGCCTACGCACCGAACGGACGTCGTGTGGTGGCACTCGGGTACGGAGTCACATGACCAATGTCCTGATCATCAACGACGCCGACACCGGCGTCGTGCTGTTGCAGATCACCGATCAGCCGGACTCGGATCTGTTGACGCAGCACATGGGTGCGATCGCGATCACCAGCGGCAGCAACGGCTCGGTGCCCGTGCCGGTCACGGGGAGCGCCAACCAGCTGTACTACTGGTTTGTGGCTGACACCGGGGCCGGCAACAGCCTGCTTCCTTACTTCAGCGATGACGGCAATACCATCACTTGGGCATCGCCCTCTGCAATGTTTACGGCACGCGCCGGCGGCACTCTGTTCTACGGGAGGTTTTGATGGCCTATGCAATTTTCGAGGCCGGCCCCAATCGCGTTGTCATCTCTGAAGCCTGGAAGAACTTGGCGCTGGCGTCGAAGCAGACGATCACGCCTGCCGGCAGTGGCGTGCTCAAGACATGGAGCCTCACCGTTGCCGGCACCAATCCAGTTGTTGCGTTTCTGGGGGAGAGCAATGCCGTGCTTGCAACGCGAACCCAGAACGGGAACAGCTTTACGTTCACGGGCTTCACCACTAGCGGCAGCTTCACTGCCATGGTTTTCGACTATCCCAACTTTGGACGCCGAGACTACCTGGTGATTACCAATCCCGACACCGATGAGGTGCATTTCGATGCGACCCTCAAGTACATGAAAGTGCGCGGGCTGCTGCAGGGCAATGCCAACCAAGGCGGATCGATCACGCTGCCGGAAGGTCGCACCTATGCCGCGCTGGCCGGGTCCACCGGCAACATCATGCTGGCCATCGGTGGCCTTATCGGCGGCGGCCCGCAGTGGCAGGTGCAGGTCCTTTGGCGCAAGGGCGTGGTCAACATCAACGGCAACGTCGCATCCATCTCTGCAATTGATACCGCACAGGATCTGCGTACCGGCACCGACCGAAATCCGCAACCGCCCCCTGGCAATTACGGCCAGGCCTGGGTGCGCGCTCCCATCCTCGACGTTACAGGCTACTGACATGCTCATCAGCGAAAATCCAATCTTCGGCACGCAGACCAAAATCGTGTCGCCTCGCATCGAGATCCGATGGAACCCGGCCACCAACGATGGGCCGGTCGAGTTCCACATCGAGCAAATGACCACCAAGCCGCACCCCGATGGCTGGACGCAAACGCTGGAGCGCTTCTTCTTGCGCGTGCTCACGGTGCAGATCAGCGAGCTGGTCGGCCGCAGCTACGACATCACTGCGCCGGCCACGACCGATACTGATCCGGCGACTGGCACGGCCGTAGAGATGCCGGGCGAGATGGTCACCGAGCCCGGCGTGCATCTGCTGCTGGGCATCAAGGCGGCTACCCGCGCCGCCTACGATGCAAACGTTGTGACGCCCGATCCGGATGCGGACCCGCTTGCGCAGCAGATCACGATCATCTGGAACCCGATCAACGATACCGGCACTGTGACGTTTCAGGTTGAGGACCGCGGCGCCGCCCTCGGCGTGCTGGCGGCGCCGATCGCCGACCTGATCGCGCCGACCTACGCCATCCGCTATCCCGGCGCGGAGGCGACCCAGGCGCTGGAGGGTTGGAAGCTCCAGGCGCTGATCAAGGCAGCAACGGACAGTGCCATCGCCGCTAGCCTGTCGACTGCTGCACAGGCGGCAGCCTGACCGAGCTGTATCATCACTCAGCGACCGACGGTGTCGACCTTGCGCACGCTGCTGCGGTCCTGGAACTTGATGGACCACGGTGTGACCAGATAGCCGGGACGGAACCGGTTTTCGATCGAGAAGTGGTCGGCGCGCGCATCCTTCGCGATGCCGTTCACCAGTAAATACGGCGCGGCGGTTTTCGGCACGCGGCAGTCGTCGGGATACCCATCGGTCTTGAGTACCACGGTGTAGGGGCCGCTGCCCAGGATCTCGCCGCAAACGATCGCTTGCGTGCTGACGGATGCAGCGCGTGCGCGCGGTGCGATGCGGGTGACGAAGGCATCCAGCGTCTCGCCGGTGGCCGACGTTTCCTGGTACAGCTGGGCGGCGCGGCCGAATTGACTGGGTTCGCTGGGGGCGGCAGGGATGGCGACGCCAATAAGCGCCGCGGCGGCGGTGATCAGCAGTGCGTGCATTACGTTCTCCGAATGTGCTGCGCCGGTCACTGCCGGCGGCCCGAGGTCATCTCGGCGCAGGGCCAAGATGCATGGCCAGCACACGCAAAAAAACGTTCATTTGAGCTATGCCTGGACGCTTCGCTTGCTCAGGGAAAACCTGATGCACCTCACGATCGCGGCCTATCAATTCGATAAGATTCCACTGCCCGCTGCTCACGGAGACGGCCATGGAATGGATCAAGATCGAAGCTGGTTGTGAGATGCCCGCGGAGGAGGAGACTGTCCTAGCGCTGGATAGCCACCGTTTCTGGAGCGAAGCAGTGCACTCTGCGGCCAGGTTCTACTGGGACGAACACAACGAGATCGAAGGCGTTACCCATTGGATGAGGATCGAGCTTCCTGCATGAGGGCAGTCAGGCAAATCTGACGCCGCCATGCGGCACAAGCCGATATGGGGAATCCCATATCGCTGCCAATCTTCAGTTGCCGGACCCGGGACCGCTGGTCGCTCAACCCGGGGGCGCCTGAGCAACGCCAGGCCGGCCCCTATCTCCGTGTGATCGTGGAGAAACCTATGGATCGCTTCATAGTCGCAAACGGATAGCGACAATCACGCTAATGCCACGCAGATGCGTGATGCTGCTGAGGGAGTCGGCCAGAACCTAAATTTCTGGCCGACTCAACCCAAACAGAATTCAGCTCAGGAGTCCCGACTGCGATGAATATAAATCAAAGCCAGACATAGCCCAAAATTCCGTCCATCACTGTGTTCGGGCGGCCTTCGCACCTTGCATCAGTTGTATCGAAATGGTCGATCCAGTTGTTGGGCTTCAGGCCGCCACGATAGCAACGGTAAAGCGGAACTGTGCCAGGCAGCTGTGTGTTGGCGATATAGCCAGTAAAGAAAACGTCACGCTGTCGCAATTGCCCTTCGCAGCCCGGATCTCTTGATGTAAAAGAGTCCAGATAATTCGTCATCATGCAACCATATAGCTCGACAGCTCCGTCAAACGGGGTGCTGGAAATGAATCCCAAAAGCCCTTGACGGGTTCCGGCGTGCTGCATGTAGTAGTCCCGTGGAAAGGGATACACCGACTTCATGTCGTCTCGAAATATCCAGCGTTCCAGTTCACGAAGCGTGACGCCTGGTGGAACAACTGCTGGCTGTGCGCGTGCTTCGGCAGCCACTGCTGGGGTCAGGCCAAGATAATCGGGTCTATCTGTTGCGGTACAGTTAGATGCAGCCAGCAACAGGCCTACAGTGGCGGTAAAAAAAAACTTCATCTTCAACTCCGTTCGTTGATTGAAGAAGACCTAGGTCTTCCGTGGGCATCTTGCCCACGCGCAATTGTACGGTGTTCGGCACCCATAGTTTCACGCGTAACCCCAGGGGCTTCGGGGTGGCAAATGCGCGACGGCAGGTCGGGCGAGCTTGTGATTGCCGGACGCGCGCAACGAGGCAGCTCACGCGAGAGGCACCTGAGCAGTGCCAAGCCGGCACCCTAGACGTAGCCTTGAAGGTCGTCGTGTGTGAGCACGCCCAGACGATGCCCCCAGGACGCGACCAGCTCAATAATCACCGTCGCCTCGGCAGGGAACGCGTACAGCAGCTCCGCTTCGAACTGGTTGAGCACTTCCAGTGGCTCGGGCGCGCACGCCAGCCGTTGCCGCAGTTGTTCGAATAGGCTGGGGGGCGGGGTGTCCATGTCGGCAGATTCTACGTCCCGCTGTCTCACGCCTTGAGACGGCCCTGCCGATACTGCGGGCATGGACAGAGCCCAACTCCGAACCCATCTCGAAAACCTCGATGCCGCGGTGCCGGCGCTGTTGAAGAGCAGCCCCGACCGTTGCCACTTCTGGCAGGCCTTTGCCGGCATGGCGGACGTCATTGAGGACGGCGCCATCACGGGCGAGGATGCCCAATTCGTCTCCCGGCGGCTCGATGAGATCTTGGCTTGGCATGGCCTCCAAGATACCGACCGCGACTGTTAAGAGGCGGCCATGTGCTACTCCGCGCTGATCCGAGCCGAGTTCAAAGAGTTCCAGCGGGCGTTCGGCGCCGTGATGGACATCGACACCTACGTGAAAACCTTCTGGTGGGGCGAGGGCGCCCAGGCGCGGCGGATCAAGGCGCCCCGTGCGATGGTGCGCGAGCTGCTGGAGATCGGCCCGCCCGAGCTGCAGGAGAACCTGCGCGCGGCGGACGCGGCCGAGGCAGACACGCTCACCCGCGAGATCTTCGACCAGAAGCGCCGTGTCGGCGATGCCGAGCGGGCGCTGCAGGTCAGGGAGACCAAGAAGGCACGCGAGGACGTGCGCATCGGCACGAACAAGATCCAGCAGGCCCAGCGGCGCCTCGACACGCTCAAGGGCACGCGCGGCCAGGACGACAGCCGGATATTCCCGGGCGTCTATTGCCCGGTGCTGGTGGTCGAGAACGGCCAGCGGGTCGTGAAGCCGATGCGCTATCAGTGCCGCCCAGCCGGCACGCCGGCGGTGTACGACCGGAAATTTCCCGGCACGTACAACGCCCGGCGGGACAACCTGGAAGGGTTCTGGCGCCGGCAATTCGGCTACACCCACGGGCTGATGGTGGCCGATCGGTTCTACGAGAACGTCGAAGGCCCAGACGGGCAGAACCAGCGCATCGAGTTCGTGCCGCGCACCGGCGAGCCGATGCTGGTGGCGTGCCTCTGGTCGCACTGGCGCGATCCCGCAGGCGTCGAACCCGACCTCCTGTCGTTCGCCGCGATCACGGATGAGCCTGAACCCGAGGTCGCCGCCGCTGGCCATGACCGGACGATCATCAACATCAAGCCCGAACACGTCGACGCCTGGCTCAATCCGGATCCGAGCAACCTGGGTGCTCTGTACGCCATCTTCGACGACAAGCGGCACCCGTTCTACGAGCACCGGCTAGCAGCATGACCCGCAGCAGCCACAACCAGGACAGATAGCCATGCCATCACGATCTGCACATCGCGCCGCGCTACAGCGATCTAAGGAGCTGGGCGTCATTGCTCCCGAAGGTGTGACGCTGCCGTCTCTCCCTCGCGGTATGAACTGGAACAACCCCGTTGTCGGCGAGAAATTCGACCGGGACGAATGGCACGTGCTGCGTGTCGGCCCAGGGGACTCAGATGTCCTGGCAAGGGTTCGGCGCAATGGGGCGAGTGAGGCGGACGTGTCGCTGAAGGTCGCAGGAAGCCCAGTGATACCGCCCGCGGTAACGCTGCCTATCGCTCAAGCCTTCGAGGTGGCGGCCGAGTTCGCGCGCAGTTCGTTCAGATAATTCAGGCCTGCCATTGGGTCTGATGAGCCCGACCGAGCCACTATGTTCTCACCTGCGGACAGGTGACTAGAAGATCCAAGCAGGGGATGAGCCCAGCAGTGCCGTAGAAGCCGCGCAAAACGCTGAAACTTAGACGGGCGTAGGTGCCTGAACCTGAAGAAGATGTTGCTCATTCATCGTCATGATCGATTTAACCCATTGTTTTAGAAAAGTCTCAGCGTCATTGAGAATTGACGAAGCCGAAGTCATTGGATGAAGTCTAGTCACGTGCTGACAAGCCGGTCATTTCTATGCAAGATTGCATAAGAACCTGCGCCATTGGCAGGCTCGCCATTCCACTTGAGGTGTGGGACGGCAACTTATTGGGCGCACCAGCGCCGTAGAGGGAGCGAAGCATGAATGCTGTCGCAGACTTCCACCAGGATGTGGGAGCAGCAAAGAAATTTCAGGCATTCCAGAACCTTATCCGAGGGTACGTGCAGAATGCGGAGGCATCAACGTCTCTAATGCTTCGGCAAAAGATCGACGCGACTGTGAACGCTCTTGGCAAACAGGCCGATGTGTATGTCGGCTTAGCGATGCAAGGTACTGGAATAGCCGAGATTGTCCGGACTTGTGAGGTGGTCGAGGGGGAATTTGTTGATCCCGATCTCGAATTTGACGATTTCGCAGTAGAGTCGATTGTCCATGTCAAGCAAGACCAAGAAAGGTTAAGGCTTCGTCGAGAGGCCGCCGTAAATGATCGCGCTTTGAACAACGAGGCCAGAGCGCAGCTGCTTGGCGCCTTCGATCGTTGCATTGAGGCGTGCGATGCCGTGATACGCGCTTTGACTGCAGTAATGGCTGTCGTCCGGTTTCATGATGAAGCTGCTGTTCCTGCCAATGAAAAACATATTCAGACGACCGCGCAGATTCTCGATTTTGTTTATGGGCATCGTGCCAAAGAAAAGGAAGCTGCATATTTGGCATTGACGAGTTCGGACGAGTTCTCATATGCCGCAGTTGAGCAGCGTATTAGATTAGAAAACGGAAGTGGTAACTGAGAACCGCCAAGGATGGCCATATACCTTTCTAACACGATCGCTTCGTCAGCCGCTTGCGCTAACCTCAACCTAGATCAGCTAGTGGAAGACTTCAGCTGGTGGAAAGCCGACGAGGGGCGGATAAATCAAAGTTATATGTTTGGGCGCGATAATCCCTATTCAGAGCCGGTAGTGGAAGGGCAAAAGTATGTATTGCGTCACGTACATGTCATCCCCTTGGCAAGCTCAGTCGATATGGAGCGCTGGAATGCGGTATGGCGACGGAAGGGTGAGAAAAAAAGTGATCGCGCTCTGATCTATGCTTCATGCATAAGTGGCTATGACTACCTCTTAATTCATTTTCTCAATGAGCCGGGTGCTCATTTGCGCGCCCGCAAAGAGATGAAAATGATGCGGCACTTTACGAGGCAGGCGTTAGCGTTTCGCGACGGAGACAGGTCGGCTTGCATGGCTGCTTAGAGAGCGGATTTGCATAGGCTTTTTTCGTTATTGAATTGACTATCAATTAGTCACTCATCGTCTACAGCCACGCTGCGCTTATTTAATCCCGGCCAGAAAGTCTGCCCAAGATTGCATCATGCGCACGCGCTCACCGAGGTGTGTCGTGCGGTTGTATGCCCGGCCATTGGGATCCTTCACCGCATGCGCGAGCTGGTGCTCAATGATGTCCGGCCGAAACCCCAGGATCTCGTCGAGGATCGTGCGCGCCGTGGCGCGGAAGCCGTGGCCGGTCACCGTGCCCACCTCGTAGCCCATGCGGCGCAGAGCTGCGTTCACCGCGTTGTCTGACATCGGCCTCAGCTTCGTCCTAGTGCTGGGGAAGAGGTAGCGGCCGGCGCCGGTGAGCTGCTGCAGGTCCGCCAGGACAGTTAGCGCTTGGCGCGAGAGCGGCACGATGTGCGGCTGCCGCATCTTCATCTTCTCGGCGGGGATGTTCCACCGGGCGGCCTCAATGTCGAATTCCGACCACTCGGCCTGCCGTAGCTCGCCAGGACGAACAAACAGCAGCGGCGCGAGCACGAGGGCGCAGCGCGTGACGTGGCTGCCCTTGTAGCCGTCTATGGCGCGCAGCAGCGGCCCCAGCTCGTCCGGATCGGTCACTGCGGGCAAATGGCGCTCAGGTGTCGGCTTCAGCGCGCCGCGCAGATCCGCCACTGGGTTGCGGCTGGCACGCCCGGTGGCGATGGCGTATCGCATGACCTGGCCGCAGTTCTGCATGATCCGATGCGCCGACTCGAAGGCGCCGCGCTTCTCGATGCGCCTGGCCACCGCCAGGAACTCGGGGGCGTCCAGTTCCGCCGCCGGCCGCGCGCCGATGTACGGGAACACGTCGTTCGTGAACCAGCCGACGACCTTTACGCGGTACCCATCCACCCAGTTGCGCTTCTCCAGCCACTCGTTGGCGATCACCTCGAAGGTGTTGGCGCCGAGCACTGCGCGCGCAGCGGCGGCAGCTTTCTTGTGCTCGCCCGGATCGATACCCTGAGCCACCAACTGGCGTGCTTCGTCCCGCCGCTGTCTGGCCAGTGCCAGCGGCACCTCTGGGTAGACGCCGAGGGCCAGCCGCTTTTCCTTGCCACCGAATCGATACTTCAGGCGGAACCAGCGCCCCCCCTTGGGCGAGAGCTCCAAATACAACCCGTCGCTGTCGTACAAGCGCTGGGTCTTCGCGGTAGGTTTGGCGCGGCGTATTGCGAGATCTGTCAGTGGGGGCAT